ACCACAATTAGAACCTAGAATAAAATTGGGTTATAAAATATTGGAAAAAAATAATCAAATACTTTTTTGAAATAGTAGATTTACTATATATTTGCGTAAAACTACTAATAATGAGAAAAACAAGTTTATTTATACTTTTTTTATTTATTTCTATTCTATCTTTCTCACAAACGAAAAAATCGGAAAAACCGATTATTTGGACATGGAATGGTAAAGTGGTAAATGAAAAAACCCTCAGAGATTCTCTAAGGGTCTTCTATTTAAAATACGTTGATTCTGTGGCTAACTCTAAGGCTTTGTTGAAGGAAAAGTATTAATGATATAATCATAATTTTCTTGTGATATTTCATTAGTTGTAACATTCTTATTCCACCATTGCCAAGGAACTTTATATGTTTTTTCAATAATTGTTGAATCTTTTTTAACAACATTAAAATCTAAATCCGTTCTTGATATATCTATATTGCCTGTGGAAGCAATTGATTTAGAATCTCTAGACTTCGTATTAATTAATGCAACGATTCTTTTATTTAGGTATATTGGTTCCATGACAGAAGAACTTTGTTCGATGTCTGTATCTGCATTAGATATAATATTTGCTCTTACAAATTGTTCTTTGGTATAACTTGGGTCATCTTTATTGTCACCTATTTTGTAAGGAGTACTTCCAATTATTGGTTGTTTTACAATTATATTCGGTTTGAAGTTTATCAGTTTAGGTAAAACAGATTGTAAATAAGATTTTAGAGAATTTGCCCTTGCTTCGGCTAAAGAGCCAGGTGTTGTGAATGGTGCCTGATTTGTTACTCTGGATTCACCAGACTCAATTTCAATTGTAACACTCTTCAAATTTTTTCCTTTTATAAATCTTACTATATCCTGAACCTTATCATTCACCTCATTGGAAAATTTAGAGCCCAACTCATATTCTCCACTAGGAAATACACTTCCGAAATCAACTACATTTTTTGTTTGAAATTGTTCTGTTAGATAATGATTTTTAGTTGCGTTTTCATGTAATCGTAGTATACGATTTTTTTCTTCCTCATTAATATTCCAAGATTGAGTAATCATATTTTTTATTATAAATATTTAGAACAATAAAAAAGGGTCCCAAAAGGGACCCTTTATATTTTGGTTCAGACCATATTATCTCAACTCTCTCAAATCGAATGTTCTTACACCATCAACTGTGATTCTACCATAGAAACGGTTGTTAACCATTTTCTTAGCGTATCTTGTCATGATACCCTTGATAGGTGTGAAGTTGAATGGATTGTACATTGTTGGAGTAAGTTGTAAAGGTACATATGGTGCGTAAATGTAACCAGTGTCAAGAAGAGACGTTCCTTTGTGACCAAGAAGAACTTGGTTAGCTGGGAAGTAAGGGTCTCTGTAAACTTGATATCTACCTGCAAGTGTACCGATTCTTTCGATACCCATGTTGTATTGGTCTTGTTCAGGAGCTGCGTTTGAAACGTGGAAATACTCCAAGTCATCAAAGATTGCACTGATTTCAGAAGATACAACAATCCAGTTAGCGCCACCTCTAAGAGTAGACTTATGGATTTGAGCTGAAATTTGGTTGATTGCAGTGATAAGAGTTTGGTTCCAGTCTTTCTGAGTATAAGGAACCGCTTGGTTTCCTAATCTCTTCCAACCGTTGTAGTCCCATCTCAAGTTCCAAGCTGCACCTTTTCTAAGGTCTCTCAAGATTTCTCTATCGATTTCAGCAGCAACTTGCTCAGACAATAAAGCTGTCAATTCAGCTTCAGCGTCGATGTTGTGGAAAGCTGCAACGTCTTGTGCCATTTCTGGTGACCATTGTGCTCTTAATTTTCTTTCAGTTACAGAAACTGTTACAGACTGAAGGTCGAAAGAAACCTCACCAATTCTGTCTTCGAATTCAAGATTCTTGTAGATTCTGTAAACAGGTACAAACGCGTTGTTGATTCCCGCTGTAGATTCGAAAGTTGAACCAGAATAACCATCAAGAGAATTTTGTCCTACAGTACATGGTACTTGAAGGTCAACCTCTAAATAGATAAGTCCATTAACGTCACAGATGTTGTCATAGTATCCACCACCTGTTTTCGAATCTGGGAATATAGCTTCAACGTTATTGTTACCATACTGAACGATACCTTTACCATATCTTTGAGTTACAACTCTGAAAAGATAAGGGTTAGATGTGTTACCTGATGTGTAAGCGTTTGCAGAAGAACCGTAGATAGTCAAATCAGACAAGAAAGATTCGTTGTCGATTGGGTTACCATCTGGACCGATTAACTTACCAGCCGCTACTTGAGCGAAACCTGACATAACAATCAATACCTTTCTATAAGCACCTGCGTCAGGACCATCACCTGCTGTATAACCAGAAGGAGTAAGGTTGAGTGTTGAACTATTCCAAACCGCAGTTACTGCATCACCTGTGATAGCAGAAAACTGACCTTTAGAATAATCAAAAAGACCTGGAGGGTCTAATGCTGGTTCATTACCTTCATAAAATCTATCATAAAGGTCCCTTCCTTGGTTCCAATCGTAACCTGAGTTAGGGTCAGAAGGACCGTTCGGTGCTCCGTAAGGTGCGTAGTGCTGATTTGCAGCATTTTGGTAATTCTGAATTTGAGGTACGAAATAGAACAATTTACCAATAGGTAAGTTCATTGCTTGTACAGATACGATGTCGTTAGCCAATAACTTAGAGAATACTCTTCTGATAATTGGAAATACAACTGTTTCGAAAGCACCTGAGTCTGCTGTAGTTGATGCTTCGTTAATTAAGTGAGACGCTTGGTTCTCATAAAGTTGAGCCACGTTCTCTTTCATGTGACCTTTAAGTCCCTCTAAGAAACCTAGGCCATCCCATTTGCTGATTGTGTCTTCTTTGATAACTTTAAGGTGCTTAAGACCGATGTTACCAACAAGACCTGATTCTAATAAAGCTCCCATTTTGTGAATTTTATTTTTTTCTTGTTTATTTATTTTTTTACCTAATCTTAGTAATCAAGTCCTTAATTCTCATGAATTGAGGATTTTCATATGTTTTACTTTCGATTAAAGTAGTTGATGAACCTGATTGTACAGATTTTGTCAATTTGTTACCAACAGATTCATTTATTGATTTTGTTTCAGTCTTAGTCAATTCTTCTTTGATAACTTTATAAAGTCCTTTAGACTCTTTAAGTGAATCAACATCGTCGAATCTTCTAAGAATGTTTATTTTTTCTTTTTTAGTTGTTGAGTGTTCAGTGAAAAGTCTTGTAGCATATGCTAGATTAGAGTTAAAAATTGCAACTTCGTTGAGTTTTTCTCTAAATACATTCAATGCCTTTCTGTACTCTTCATTCTTTTCTCTCAAAGAACTAACTTCTGTTTCTAGGGACTCCATCATATTTCTATTGTTTGTGATACCTTTTCTCAAAGCTCCTTTTTTAGGACCGAATCCTAAAGTTCTAGCAGCTTCTTTTGTTTCAGATTTCTTAACAATTTTGTTATCCCCTTCCATGTTTTCACCTTTCTTGTATTCGAATTTAGCTTTGCCAGTTCCCATAGTTTTAGGACCTTCTTTTTTGTCCTCACTGAAACCACCTGATGATTTCTTATAAGAGAATTTAGCTTTACCCATTCCAACACCTTTAGGTTTAACGGACATTTTACTTTCTTTTGTTTCTACTTTTTTTGACTTCTTATGACTATAAGATTCGTCCATCTGCCAATTTTCTTCGTCCATTTCTTCAGACTCATCCATATCATCAGATTCGTCCATTTCTTCAGACTCATCCATATCATCAGATTCGTCCATTTCTTCAGACTCTTCGATTTCATCGTCAGAATCATCGTCTTCAGTAAATTCAATTTCATAAACAACTTCATCTTCGTCATCCATAACTTCGTCCGAACCTGAATCATCAGAAACGTCAGAACTGTCTGAGAAAATAGCGTCTATTACGTCTTGAACATCTTCGTCTTCTTGTTCGTTGTATTCCATATTTTCATAATTTTCTTCTTCAGATTCACCTAAGTTTTTAACAAGATATTCTGAGTCAGTATTGTTGTCAGTTAAATGAATGTCGTCACCGTCTTTTTTTACGATGATGCCGTCATCTTCACCCATAGACTTAAATACTTTCAAAATAAACTCGTCGGATGCATCAGATAAATCGATTGGATTATCAGAATCAACATCCATATCCATATCTACCTCCATTTCATCTGAGTCGTCGTCAGAAGTCATATCAGCGTCAATAGATACATCTGTATCATCATCGTCATCTGCCGATGCCATGTCAACATCTGCGTCTAAATCCAACTCTTCTTGTTCAGAAAGAGATTCTTTTACTAATTGGCTGATTTCTTCCTTCATAGTAGAAGCAAGTATTCCTTTTGCATTTTCGGCAATAGCTTCTTCAACATTTTTCATTTGAATGAGTGCCTCTTCAACAAGATTCTTATTTTCTTGCATAGTTTTTCCTATTTTAAACAATAAATAGTTCCATTGTTTAAAAAAGTTTGTATTAAATGGTTATTTTCAATAAATTATTAATTACAGGGCATAAAAAAAGTGGTCGAAATTGACCACTTTTAAATTTTTAATCTTCGATAACTTCATCAATTTTACTTTCTGAAACTGAAGTTATTCTCCAATCATAAGAAAAACTTTCATATTTTTTTGTAACTTTTGCTTCAACATCTGTTACAGAATAACCTTTAACAAGTTTTTCTTCTCTAATTTTTTTTACTTTACCTGTATTATCATCAGGTAAATCATATGTTACTTTCGCAACAAAATATTTCTCATCCATACTGATTATTTTGACAAATAATCGGTTAATTTTTTCATTAAATCAATAGACTGGTTAAGTTTTGGTTCCGTACCCATTCTAATCTTTCTTTCTTCATCCAAGTTCTCGTCATATTTTTCTCTTTCACTAACATCGTCAAAAAGATATGCCCCAGGTGTAGAAGGTGAAGAAACTAAGTCGAAACAAATCAATTCAAAATCATCTTGTACTTCGTTTCTGTCTCCAACCTTTTTCAGAGAACCAACACCCCTTGATGATATACCCAAAGTAACCCCTTGTCTCAATAGATTTGCGGCAATATCTCCCTTTGTCGTCACAATACCTCTTTCATGAAAACCTGGGGAAGTTAATAATTTTAGTTTTCCCATCAAGATATTTTTATCCCACCATATATCAGTTATTGCGTGAGATACCCTGTCTAAATCAATCAGAGATGACTCAGGGTGATTTAATTCTGAAGTAGCCAATCCCTTTTCGATTAATGTCTTATATTTTTCTGATTCTCTCTTTAAAATCTTTTCAGAATAGGTTCTACCATTTCTATTTGGTGTGTCGTATTTTTGTAGAACCGCATAAAATTCGAAAGGGTTTCTATAATCAAATTGTTTACCTTCTTTTATAAATTTTAGATTTTCACCTGAAACAGGAGAAACAAATCCAGCATCCATTTCTATCAATATTCCATGTCCTACTTCGTGGGCTTCGAGGATTCTTAATTTTTTTTCCATTAACTTTTTTTTAAATAAATATTTCAATTAAAGAATAGTTTATGATTTTTACTTTTTAGTTATAGAAAATTCGAAATAGTCGTTGTTAATTATGTTTGTTTTTTGGATGTTTCTGACAATTTTTTTGATTGAATCCTTTAATTCTGATGATTTGAAATCTACTTGTTTCTCTAAAAAAAGATTGATTTCTAAATTAAAAAATGATTTTTTTCCTGAACAAATTCCACTAGTTCTCAGGTCCAAATCGACGATTGTGTTCTTTACAAAAACTGAAGTATCTATGGAATCAAATACTGTGTGTTTTAGTTCTCTACTTAGGTTACAAACAACTCTGTTCCAATTATCTAATTCTGTTTTTGGTAAAACCCAAGATTGTATGTTTATATATAATGATTTCAAATTTTTAGAATCTACCGTACCATACATAGATTTAAAAGATGATGACAAGTTCATTTTCACACTTTTCCCTTTTTTCATTCAGTTTCATATTACTTAGTTTATTTTTTTTATAAACATAACACATTATAAACTGTTAGTCAAAGTTTTGTATAATTCGCGATATTTGTAATATATGTTAATTGTTGAAATAAAAGGAAAAGATAGTATCGAAAGAGCCCTCAAAGTACTCAAGTCTAAGGTTATAAAAACCAAGCAACAACAAAAATTGCATGACAAAAAGGAGTATACAAAAAAATCTGTAATCAAAAGAAAACAGATTTTAAAAGCGGTTTATACACAAAAAATTAAAAATTCTTAGAGAGACTGATGTAGTTTTTTCAACTTCAAAAAGTTAAGTTGACTAAATGTATCTTCTTCTATTTTTTTAATTGTCTCTTCGATTTTATTTTTAGTATCATTGTCATTTTGTAGTTCTGCTAAAGGTACTAATTTTGCAAGCGCCATTTCCTTTAGTGATACAAATTTACTTTCTAAGGTAGAATTATCTTCTTTAATAATTTCAAAGAATTCTTTCTTTGATTCTTCATCTAACCCATCGATATAACTATTAATAGTTTGATTTGCAATTTTAACCATGCTACTTATCGGTAGATTGATGTGACCTTCAGAAATTTTTGATTTTCCTTGTAAATTTTTAATAATTTGTTTTTTTATTTCCACTCTTTCGAATAAGTTAGAAACATTATTTAGGTAAACTAAGTCATCAATAAGTTTATATTTGTTAATAACCTTAGACTCACCAATAACTTTTGGAAGCTTAATTTTTTCGAGTAACTTTTGAATTACCGAAATTCCCTCAGACAAGTAGTCTTTTGCATCGTCTACAGACAGACCTTGTGGTTTAGAAAGTTCATCATACAAAGCATAAACTTTGGAAATATCTTTATTGTTCAAAATATTTTGTTTGAACTCATTCATTGCTCTTTTGAATGATTTTTCATCTTTGTAAGACTCTAAGAGATTCTCTTCTATTATGGACTTTATTAAACCGAATGTCATATAAAATTTTATTTAATTTGAATATAAATATTAGAGATTTAATAACTTATCAAGTTCTTTGTCAATTTCTCCCAAAGAATCTCTCCCTTGACTCAAGTTTATGAAACTTTGACCTTCTAATACATTATTTTCAACCAAAATATTTAATCTTTCAATTTTTGATTCTGGAGTTACAGATGCTTCTCCTTCACCTCCAGGTGGAGGTGGCGGCGGAGGCGTAGGCTCTTCACCCCCTTCAGCACCAAAATCAGGGCTTAGAGGTTCTAAACCACCACTCATAGGTGTTTCGTTAGATGAAGTAACTGTACCACCACTTGCCTGACCATAAAGCTTATCTATATTGTCGAATAAACCTGTTTTGCTAATTACTGTTGGTGTTTGTTTCAATTCTTCACCTATGGCTCTTTCCAATCTTTGTTGTAGTAAGTCAGTTCTAATTTCATCATCCGAGAAATTGAATATATGTTTTTTAGCCCAGGTAGAAGAGGTGGCGGCAATACCGTTTCCAGGGTCCATTACCAAGTCTTTATATAGTAAGACTTTCTCCTTCCAAACATCTATTTTGAGTAAATCTGCTTGTGTGGATGGATTTGTCAGTCCTAGTGTGAAGTTATCTATTTCATCTTCAAAACCTAATAAAAATAAATGTATGATTGCAACTTTGTTAAGTTCTTGAATCATACTTTTTTGAATTCTATTAATAGTTCTCGCAAAACGTATGTCTTGCAATGAGAGATTTTTACCATCACCCACCACTTCCTCGAATCCTAAAAACGCTTTTGGAACTCTAAGTGCTGTCAATAATTTTTTCTGAATATACTCGATGTCGGCTATTTCAGAAAGGTTTGTTGCACCTGGCAAGGTTTCTATTGGTGATGGAGTTGATGGGTCCCTCACAGGAATAAAATAATCTTGGTCAACCGCCATTTGGTTGAATCTCATATCAACATTTCCTGTCTTAGAGTCTATAACTTGTTGTCTCTTAAATTTATCCGCAACCCTGTTTACATATGCCTCAACGTCATCATCATTCATATTCCCAACAAAAACTTTAAATACTCTTCTTTCAGGTGCTCTTGACGTTCTATAAATCATCATAGCATCTTCAGATAGCAATAGTTGTTTCCACGTTCTTCTTGCTTTTTCTAACATTGAAGTACCATACGGTAGTTTTCTGTCATCCCCGAGAAGTCTGAAATGAGAGATTTCCCATGTTTGGAATGTCATTTGTTTTGTTTTCCACTCGAAGGTCAACTGCCTTTTTGCTTCTGTTTTGCCCGGAACCACAGGAGTTTTTTCCATCATTCCGATTTCATGTCTTTCAATTTCTATGTTTGGTAATTGTTGACAACCGACAATACCTTTTTCAGGGTCAAGTTTCAAATAAACAAAGTTATCTCCATACTTACATGTGTTTCTTGTCCACATTGGTAAGTTTGTATTGATGTCCAATGTGTTATTGAATAAATCGGCTAATACCGCTTTGATTCTTTTTGATTCCGAATAAATTTGGAGCATAAACCCATCTTCATTAACTGTTGTGGATTCTTCCGCATATATGTCTAATGCTGCCGATATTTCTGGAGTATACTCCATCGATTCATAATCGTATGTTGCAGATAATCTTGACGGTTCGTAATATATGGCTTGGGAGTAAAGGTTATTTTCAATCTTAGCCCATTGATTTGCAATGTAATATGTTTGTTGTGCCTGTAGTTTTTCTCTTTCGTATGTTGCCCTATCTTGAGTTCTTAATAACTCTTTTTTATCAAATTTGAACGTAGGATAATCCTGACCCAAAAGTGAGTTAGGTCCGAATGCTTGTCCTAATCGTTGCCAAACTGTTAAATTGTTATCCGCCATTTTTTAATTTTACTTTTTTCCTTGATAATATAAATAGTTATGTCTAATAGAACAACCATTTATATTTTTCATAATCACTTCTACTCGGTCCTTGATTAGGGAAGTATTGTTTTTTTTCTGCAGTCTGTGGTATCATAGGATTGAAAAATTGTGATGAATTTTTATTTTCATTTACAGAAACCGCCCATGAATCAATCATTGCCTTTGTGTGATTTAAATTTTTTGTCAGTTGTTGGAAAGATTTTTCCGCAACATATGTTGCCATGGATATTCCCATAATACAATCATCATGATGTCCTTTTTGGTGGTCAGGTCTTCCATTGATATACACAAATGTATTCATTTCGTTATACAACCTTTGAGACCTTACTTTAAATCCATGTCTAACTGCTTCTTCAAATGATGCAATAATTTGAACACGTTTACTATTGAAATTTATACCAGGAATTTTTTCATTAATCTTCGGGTCCCATTTCCACTTATTGTTGTTTTCAACAGTGTCAATATATAAATTTTTGTAATTTAGCTCCTGTAGTTTTCTTGCGGTTGCAACACCCATTCCCCCCGTCAAATCCACAACACAGAAGGCATCATACATTGTTCCCCACTTATAGGCAATTTCAGCAACAACGTCAGGAGGTACCTTTGCAACATATTCCAACACTTGTTCATTCTCATTAAAGTCTATTATTTCAATACAGGAAAAATCCTCTGAGTCTCCTCTCGAGACATCTACTCCCATAACGTATTTGTGACCAAGGACAGGTTCTTTCCATATCCATAGAGCTCCACCCATAAGTTTTGCTCCGGGTTCCTGTAAAGTATTTTGAGATACGTTTTGTAGAATTTCAGATTCAAATACGTTATCTCCTGAACCTAGAAAGTTACATTCCAACTCCTGAGCTACTTTTCTTCTGTCATACTTGAGTTTTTTAACCATTCCCTCAAACCAAGCAGAACAAGGTTTATATCCTTGTTTGATGTACTCTGTGACTATTGAGTGGTCTCTTTCGTATGCGTTATCTACTGATAAATCAACGACAACATCAGCAGCATACTCCTCTCTATTCAATAAAAAATGAACCAAATCATTTGTTTTTACCATATACAAATCCTTTGTATATCTTGGGTCACGATACCAAAACATCTCTGATATTTTGAAATCGTTCATATTTCTTAAAGCTTGGTCATAAATTTCATAATAGATTGGGTCATAACCATTGGGGGTAGATACCACAATAACTTTACCTCCTGTAGAAAGGGATGCCATACATGCAGACCAGAAGTCACCGTCCGCATCAATGAACGCTGCCTCATCGAAAATAAGAATTGTAGGTGTATAACCCCTCAAAGCGTCTTTTGATGTTGCAACGGCTTTGACTTCACAATCGTTAGTTAATTTGAAATGTCTTTGCGAATTCTTTTCTTGTGAAAATCCGACACCTACCCAAGCCGGCCATTGTTCAGTGAAACTTCTAATCTTGTTTGCCATTTCAACTGATGTATCCAATTTGTTGGCAATGATTAGAATTTTTTCTGGTTTCTGTTTTTTCGCGAAAACTAATTTTTTTGACGCCCATGCCGCAGTTACTGTAGAAACACCTGCTTGTCTATACTTTAAGGCAATATTTTCGTTATACTTTTCGTAGTCCTCGATAAGACTGACTTGGTCTGGAAATAAATCTAACGGTACGTATTTTGATACCGTATTATCATATGTCTGTAAATAAGTACGAAGTGCATATGGAGTATTTCTCATGCACTTCGTAACTTCTATTATTAATTGTTCTTTTGTCAAAATTAATCTCCTCTTGAAATGCCCATGCTAGATAGGAAATCATCGAGGTCATCATCACTTAAATCGTCAGATTCTGAAGAACTACCTTGCTGTTTTTTGTATTCCTCATATTCCTCTTTAAGTCTTTGAGCTTCTTTCATAATTTCTTCGAATCTAGCAGTTGCTCTTTTATTTTTTCTTTCATCCTTGTCAATTACATCGGCCATAATTCCTAAAAATTCTGTTGGCTCTATTTTGAATAATTCTATTTCAAACCAATTTATAAGACCTTTGTTTTCAGGTTTGAAAATCTCATCAGGCATTGCCATTCTTAGTTTTTCTTGTACTCCAGGACCTACTCTTAATTGCATTGGTTCATTCGACAGTAAATCGGTTTGACCCATTACTTTTTGTGCCATTTCGGTATCCTGAGGGAGTCCATGTCTTGCATTGACTTCCTTTATACCTTTGATGATTTCATGACAAAGGATTGGAAAAATCATACCATACGCTTTGATTGTGGTATCAGGGGTATCTTCTCCTTCTCCACCTTCCTCTTCATCACCCCCATCTAACTCAACTTTACCTGCAACACCTTGTCCTGTCTGACTCATCATTTCAATCATTTGTTCCATTGTAAAATAGAAAAAATCATTGATTGCCATTATTTTGTTATAGAGTGGATATAATTGAGGGTCGATTGAGTCTAATTCTTCTCTCACCTCTGGTTTCCTAAAAACGTAATGCCCTTTCTTTGCCGCTCCTTGTATGAGAGCATTGATTATGTTTCTTTTATGTTTCTCTAATTCCAATTCTTCTTGAGGAGTTAAATCCTCGATATCAAATGATTGAAATTTCAATTGTTCTTTTTTATCTTCTTCTTCTTCTTCATCCTCTTCTTCTGGTTGATATCTGAAATTAGAAACGTCAATTGGAGTTTCGTTCAAATACATTTCAAGATTGACCCAAGACTCATCAAATTCAGTTTCATCGAAACTTACTTTTTTTGCGAGGTCTTTCAATTCTTCTTTATGTCTACTCTCAAGTCTCATTACACCATAAGTGGCATTCATCATTTCACCCATTAACATTTGCTTAACGTGATTCGGAGACAAATCTTCAATACCGGTAACTTGTTTCAGAGCGTCAACAACGTCACCAAATCTTTGGGAAACGAGCCTTTGCACATCTTCAGAACCTTTTCTCATTGCAGGATTAGAAGAGTAGATATCTTCACCAGACCTTAGTTTTCTTTCAAGATTCGGGTCCATTCTTTCTCTTCTTCCACCATAATCTATTTGTTCTTTTATTTTTTTCATTTTCTTAACATTTTCATTATAGTATCGATTATTTTTTCTTTTGCTTCTTCTGGGTCTATTTTGTTTGCCTTAGGTGCTGGGTTTACCTTAGGGTTGGGGTTTTTTCCTGGATGCTGTGGTGTTTTCACCGGAGATGGTGGTTCCTTCGTTCCTGGTTTTGTTTTAGGGTCTTTAGTAGGTGCGGTTGCTGGTTCAGCCTCGGACAAATATTTTACCAAATCTTTCTTTGTTATTTTTGGAGGTAAATGAGTTTCAACTATTTCCATAATTTTGTTTTCTATAAACAAAGATAAAGGATTCTTACCTTCCTTCAAAGATTTTTTTACTTGTCTAACACAACTCTCGAACTTTGCATTTTTCTTCGGTCCTAGCTGTTTGTGGCAAATAGCCCATGGATTATTTTTATCATCCTTATTTTTTTCTTCTGACATTTCCTCATTTGTCGTAGTTACAACAACATTACCTGAAGAATCTTTTTTCATATTTTTTCCATTAACATTAACTCCTTTTTGTAATGCATCTGGTGAAATTGTAGTGACTTGGGTTGGTTTAACTTCTGTTCTAACACCAGTCTGCTCACTGAATATTTTGGAGTGTAGTTGTTCTATTTGTGATTCTGATAACTTACTTACCACATTAGATTTCAAACCACTTTCTACAAGTTCTAAAGCCTTTTTATTAGTTTTCATATACAACTTTTTTTTCGAATTCGAGAATTAAATCGTTCTCATACAATTTATTTTTAATTTCACTTTCTTCTTCACCAAATCTGAATACCAACCTTTTGGTATTCTTATATTCGTCATCCTCCCAAGCTAAAGCAATGATATCGTCCATTGCGTCACTCATACAAAAAAAATCGGAGTTCTGAATCAACTCTAACTTAATATCAGTGTTTTTCAGAACTCCTACTTTTTTAATATATTTTATTTCTGGCGGAGAAGGATAAGAATTACTTGGTTTTTTTTCCCAAGATTCACCCCAAACATCTAAAGAATCTGAAAATATAAATTCATATATATTATCTCCTTTATAGTTTGGTCCTAATCCGTTTACATATATCAAATAACTCATATTACGAGACCTTCAGGTGTTATTTTTATTTGACCCTTTTTGTTCTCAAACACTAAGTTTTTTTTGTTTGTTTTACCGATTAAAGTAAAATCTTTATTCTCTTCCAAGAACTTTTTTGATGAAAGTTCTTGTTCAATTGACTCAGATAAATTCTTAATAGAGTTAATTTGTTTCACAAATTGTTTCTGTTTCATTTCCTTGTCAACCAATTTCTTTTGTTCTTGAAGCTTCTTCTCTGAATCACTTATTTCAAAATATTTTGAAATAACTTTGTCAACTTTAGATTCTCCAAATATACTATCCATAATTGCTCCGACACCGTAGTCAGATTCTCCCATTTCAGATTCTACAGGAACATCCATATCAGCTTGAATATCTTCAACTTCAGTATCACTTGTTATATCATCTTCAGGTGTTTCTGAACCCATACCTTCATCTCCCATGTCCATATCTTCATCAGATTCAAACTTAGAAAGAACGTCTTCTTTATCTTCTTCTGATAGGTTTGTCAAATCTAAAGAAGATAAAACCATATTAATCACATATTTTATGTTTTCTGATGTAAGACCTTTATCACTTTCATATTCTCTGATTTTTTGTGTAAGCTTACCTGTCAATTTTTGAATCATTTTAAAAGTAACTTCTTCACCTGAAGGAGAACCCATTGATTCATCACCCATTACATCTGCCTCAGGTGCCATATCCATTCCTTCACCACCCATATCATCAGAACCCAATGTCATATCTGGCATAGGAGCTTCCGAATCTGGAGAAGGTGGTAACTCTGGTTCAGGGACTGCAGGTGGCTCAACAGGAGGTGCTGGTGATGCCATTTCTGGCTCAACAGGTTTGGGAGTCTTTAAAACGAACTTTCTTTGTTCACCAAACAAACTCACACCTTCCTCGTTTTCATTGACACGATTTAATTCTTTCGCCATCAAATTTAGTTTTTTCAAAGCTTGAGAGTAAGATGGAAAATATTTTCTATTTTTCATCGGTTCGATATAATCTGTTTGAGATTCAGATATAGTTTTTTTAATAATATATCCTTGTTTTTCTTTCACTATTTGGTAATCTATACCATCTGATAAGTTTATAGAAAATTCTTTAGTGCTTGTCTCATTAACATTTAACGCAGGAACCTCTTTATATCTGGCAATCTCCATGATTCTATTGAGTTTTTCCTGTCCTGTTAATTTTTCACTGCCTATTGGTTTTAAATCTCCCATTTTTTAATATTTTTATTTAGTTGTTTAGTCCACCAAATCCGCCTAACGTAATTGCGCTTAAATCAGTAACAGTGTCACCTGTACCTACGAAGGCAACAGGATGTGGTGCATTACCTAAAGAAGCATCCCACGTACCTCCGCTGAATGAACCGAGCATTCCATCGGTGTACTCATATTGTACGTTTACATTAGTATTTGACATAATTTTTCTTAATAAATATACGAAGGTTAACAATTCTTCAGTATTAAACACAATAATACCAAAGGATTATTACCTGTTACAACATTTATATTAAACAGAGTTAATCTGTCATTTGTCTCTCTATCGAAAGTTCTTTGTCGGTTTCTTGATTAATTGCATCAAACAATTTACCTATATGTCCAGACCTCCTCAAAAATTTGAAAACTAAATTTTCATAAGATAGTTCACCTTCTTTCTCTAAACCTGATTTTCTATACTCTTTTATCTTCGTCTTAAGTTTTTCTAAATCTTTACCTTCTCCAATTCCCTTTTCAATTTTTTCTACCCAAGAGTCTATTTTTTGAACTAAAAGTTTTTTATTAATATCAGGAGACTCTTTTTCAGGTTTTTGTAACCACTCATCGTTCATTACCGAATACAAACCTGTGCTAGTATGTTCTTCTTCAACATCTTGAGCATATAGTTCAACATCATAACCATAAATTTTAATGTTATGGTTTTCATTAAAAATGTATTTTTTTGCGTCGAACAGCTGTTGATAAAGTTTTGACTCTTTCTCATACTGTTGAAAATCAACTAATATATGTAAATCGAAATCTGAATATTCAGACCAGTTGAAGTTAGCCAATGAGCCTGTGAGGGTTATATCTTCGACAAATACGTCATCACCCAAATAATCTATAAATTTTTCTGCAATCTTCATCAAGGCATCTCGTACCTTTGATTTCATTTTTGAATTTTCTACATCGTCATGGTTTTCCCAAATCTTAGGGTTTAATGTGTCTTGTAACGAAAAACTTTTTAATATCTTTGTAAATTCTCCCATGACATATAAATACCAAAAAATTATAGTTTTTTGTATTTAAACTTTTTTGCTATCTCCATCGTAAAAAATTTACCCTGAGAATCTGCATTTCTAAATTTAGTATAAATTTGATGTGGTACTTCATCGTATTCATATTTAAGATTATTAATGAATTCAACCACTAATTTTTTTGTTTCGGTATCGTATTCTGTTCTTTTTAAATTGGACGACTTAATTTCATTAATTATCTTCGTCCCTTTGATTTCTTCTCTCGTTACTGCCATATTTTAAAGGTGTTAATTCATCAATCTTAGTAAGAAATGGTTGAAGGTAACTAATAAATTCCTCTCGTTTCCAATCAATTCCCAAATCATCCATTTCCTTATTCAACTTTGCCATTTTGTAACCAAATTCATCTCTTAATTCCATCAATTCTCTACTATAAAATGGCGGATTTGACAAATCAGACTCACTCCAATCATACGATTGGAATAAACGTCTCAATTTAAGATATGATTCTAAAAGAGGTTTAAGACCTTCTGTTTTTTCTATGTATTTCTGCCACATCTCCATAATTATAAATATGGAAATACAAGAATTAGGTACTAAAGAAAAAGAAGTTTTCAACAGAGGAATGGAACATCAAATTTTTGCATCAAAAAGTAATCCAAATGTTTTATTCAAAGTGGGACACAAAGACACAGTTGACGAGTGGTATGAGGTATTCAAATCCGAACCAGAGATATTTCCTAAAGTCTTCAGGGCTGGTAAGATGCAAGATGAAAACATTTATTATGTTGAATTAGAGAAATTAGATACAAAAAAATTTGAAAACGATTGGGACAGCTTGGAATTATCATTAGAAGATATTGGTGTTTTGGATGTTGATAGAGGGGAATCATTTTCAGATTTATACATAACTGAAGGTTCTGATGCCTCGATTTTTGTAGATATTGGTAAAAAATTATTAAATCATAATAAAAAAGATTATGACTTTTTTATAAATTTTCTAACCGTTATAAAGAAGTGTGAAAAGGCTATTATGAAAATAAAAAATAAAGATACATTTGTCGATGCCCATAAATATAATTTCGGGTATGGTAAGGATGGAAAAATAAAATGTTTGGATTTATAAAAAACCCTCCGATTGGAGGGTTTTTCTTTTACATGAGGTTTATTCTATTTTTTCTTTTCTGTGTTTCTTTTTTGAAACTTGGAATGTAAACTGTTAATAGTCCGTCCTCGACTGTTGCTTCAACAGTGGTTGGGTCATACAGATTATTGAGCTCGACTCTGCGATTAATTTCTTTTTGTTTTTCTTCGCCATTCATTTTATACTTACGTGAACCCTCGATTACAAGCTCGGACCCTTCAATTAAGACATCCAAATTATTTTTATTGAATCCAGGAACTTCAAAATGGATATAAGCCCCATCCTTCACAATGTTTATTTCATAATCATCAATACTTTGATTTTGATTTGCTGAAATCAATTTGTATGTCTTGTACATACCTGTCCCATTGTCGTTAAAAAATTGGTCAAAAATTCTGTCCAAATTGTGATAATTTCCCATCTTAGTTTTTAATTTTTATTAAAATTTATTTATTTTTGATAAATAGGTCAAACAAAATGCCAACACGACTGGTATGACATATTGTCGTTAAAAACATAACTTAACTGACACATAGTCATATAAAAATATTTCTTTCTGCAAATTTGACAATTTGTTTGTTAGTGTCCGAAAATTGATAGATATTTGTATCTGAATAAACATAAATCAAAATTAGAAATTATGAACGAACTAATGGATGACGACGACATGAAGACTAGTAAGAAACAAAAACAGAATGATAGTTCAACACCAGTGTTGGATAATTTCAGTAGGGACTTGATTAAGTTGGCTGAAATGGGGAAACTTGACCCTGTTGTTGGTAGAGAGCGAGAGATTATTCGTATTGCTCAAATCCTGTCTCGTAGAAAGAAAAATAATCCAATTATCATTGGAGAACCTGGATGTGGTAAAACTGCAATTGTTGAAGGGTTAGCAATTAAAATAAATAATGGTGACTGCCCACGTAATCTTGTTGATAAACGAATCGTTGCTCTCGACTTAACTTCAGTTGTTGCCGGTACAAAATACCGTGGTCAATTCGAAGAACGTATGAAAGTTATTATGGAAGAGTTGGCCGCAAATCCGAACATCATTGTTTTTATAGATGAAATTCACACACTCGTGGGTTCAGGTAATGCTGCTGGCTCTATGGACGGTTCAAACATTTTCAAACCAGCACTTGCTCGTGGAGAACTACAATGCATTGGAGCAACAACTTTGGATGAATATCGCAAATCTTTTGAAAAAGACGGAGCACTCGAACGTAGATTCCAAAAAGTGACGGTAGAACCTTCAAGTATCGTTGAAACAATTGAAATCCTTAAAAATGTTAGGGACAAGTACGAAACTTTCCATAAAGTAACTTACAACGATGAAGTGGTAACCGCTTGTGTCAAGTTGGCCGACAGATACATTACCGACAGAGAGTTTCCAGATAAAGCTCTTGATATTATGGATGAGGTCGGTGCACGTATGCAAACTGAACTCAAAGTCCCTGAAGCAATCGAAGAGTTAAAAAAGAAGGCATCTGAGTTGAGACTCATGAAGATGGAGGTCGTTAAAAAACAAAACTACGAACAGGCCGCAGAACTTAGAGATAGAGAAAAAAAACTCATCAACAAATTGGAGCAAGAAAAGAAAAAGTTTGAAGACGAGCTACAAAAAGACAAACAAATAATCTCTCTCGAAGATGTCTATGATGTTGTTTCAAATATGACTAAAATACCAGTCAATAAAATGAGTGTCGATGATACAAAGGCACTTATTAATCTTGACAAAGAAATGATTGGTAAAATCATTGGTCAGGATGCGGCAGTTACGAAAATTGTCAAATCAATCAAGAGAAACAGATTAGGTATCAAGGACCCAAATCGTCCAATCGGTTCATTCATTTTCTTGGGTTCGACTGGTGTTGGTAAAACTCACTTGGCAAAAACTTTGGCTAAAGAAATGTTCGGCAGTGAAGAATCTTTGATTAGGGTTGACATGAGTGAATATCAAGAGAAACATACAATTTCGAAATTGGTCGGAGCTCCTCCCGGTTATGTTGGGTACGATGAGGGTGGTCAGCTCACTGAAAAAGTGAAAAATAAACCATATTCTGTGGTCTTGTTTGATGAGGTGGAGAAAGCACATAAAGATATTTTCTCAGTTCTTCTCCAAATCATGGATGATGGTTTTGTTACCGATAGCTTGGGTAGAAAAATTAACTTCAAAAACACTCTAATCATCCTAACATCAAATCTTGGTGTTAAAAAGTTCCAAGAGTTTGGTGCGGGAATTGGATTTGGTTCTAACTCATACTCTAATGAAGAAGCCAAAAAACAAATGTTGATGAAAGAAATGAAAAACTTCTTTTCTCCTGAATTTTTGAATAGGATTGATGATACAATCATGTTTAACACCTTGTCTGAAGAAGACATCAAAAAAATCACAAGACTTGAACTTAATAAGTTAATTACTCGTCTGGTAGATATGAAATACAAAATCACGTATGATGAATCTCTTGTTGATTATATCTCCAGAATTGGGTATGATGCAACTTATGGGGCAAGACCTATGAAAAGAGCAATTCAAGATAAAGTGGAAGACTTTCTGTCTGAAGAAGTTCTTACAGGTAGAATGATTGAGGGTAAGTCTTATAACATACTCGTGGAGAATGAGGAAGTCAAAGTAGTAAAAAAAGGTAGATAAGAAAAAAGGGGTCAGTGACCCCTTTTTTTTGTGCATAAAAAAAAGGAGAAAAACTCCCTTTTTTTAATCCCAAAGCATGTATCCTTTAGATGTGTCTTTTTTCTCTTTATAATGTAGTTTGTATCCTAAACTTGAAATCATTTCACGTCCTATTTTAATACCATTGAACACATCTTCAGGAATAACATATTCATTTCGGGTATGGTAGTTGTAATACCCAATAGAAAAATTGATACAGGAAAAATTGTATTTATTTCGGAGAGCCCAAACATCAGTATAAGGATGTCTCATATAATCCATATCCTCATTTACCATATTTTCAGTTAAAACCTCATCAACTTTTGTAAAAAATTCACTATCCCTGTCAAATAAACTTGCGCCGAAACACTTTTCAGTTATCATCCAATTTTCAGGTGCGTCGAATTGGATTGCATATCCAACATTGGAGAAAAATTTATCATCTGATTTTTTTGAACCGTGACAACCTGTTTCTTCAGAAACAAAGAAAGCCGCTTTAAGAAATGGAAGTTCTTTTAATAATGTGAGACAAGCAAAAACACCACATTTATCATCCCCACCAATTCCCGTTGCTTTACCCTGATTATTGACAGCAAGAAGCACATCTTTGATGTCGCCTTGTGCATTTGGAAGTTTTCCTTCTATTACATTTATGGAATCAATTGAGTGGACTGTGTCCGTATGAGAAATTACGCAAGGAAAATAAAAATCTTGTGGTAACTCACTACCGTCATGCTTTGTTGCATAAACATTATTATTTGTATCAACGAAGTACTCGATATTGTTTTTTTCCAACCAAGTTGAAATAAATTCCACCATTAATTTTTCATTATAAGTAACGGTGGGTACGCTTAGAACTTGTTTTAGAAAATTTAAATCAGACATTGTAAAATTATTTCCACAAAGATAGGAAAAAATTTTCTATTTCTCATCAAAAATACTAAACAATTCTGGTTGATATAAAAACTTATTGAAGTTCTCTTCGGAGAAATGGTGTGTTTTGTCCCAATTATTACCTTCCGACTTTCTTAAGTCTACCTTAATTGTCAAGGTGTCTGGGTCAATTTTTCTTATGATGAAAAGTATATTTTTGTCTTTAGGGGTTTTGTGCCATACACCAAGTCTATATTTCGATGAAATTCTTTCATGAAGTTCAAAATATTCTTTGGATTTATCATTTTCTGCTAAAGAATCCAAAATTTTGTCCAACTCCCAACTAAATTTTTCGTTTAGTTTTTCAAAATCTACCCTCCCTTCGAATTCATAATAATTATCACCCCAACCTCCCACAGACTGTTTTCCGGAGGGTTTTAATGCAATTTCTAAAAACTCTTCCAATGTATCTGATTTTCTTCCATTAATTGAAAAAAGATAAATTAAATCAACAACACTTATTGTAAGTGTGTCGAACCTTCTAATCATATCGAACCCTTTATCATTCAAGAAGTTAGTAATTTCTTCATTAACCTCCGTCCTTGCCTTTTCAGAGGTTACACTGTTGTATTCGTCCATATACTCATAATCCATATTGTTGAGTTGTCTATCGAAATGCTCTTCTAGTTTCATATATAATTCTCCAAGAAACTTTTCATCGTTTTTTTGGAATTCTCTACCAGGAAATACAATGTGTGATATTTGTTTTAACTTTTCAAAATTTTCATCATTAAAGAACTGAAAAATCCCATACCCTTCTTTATTATCGTCCCACATTTTGTCACCATCCTGAAATTCATAGTCTCTACTGTTTATGACATTAAGAAACCAAATATCATCATCACTTAAATCCAATATTTTGAATAATTCTTCGTCCTCGTCAAATCTTAATAAGATAGTTGAGTCTCCAAGACTCGAATTATTTTGTTTCAAATCGTAGATTAACTCATCCGAATGTATCAAAGTGTTTTTATCTATTTTACCTTTTGCAAACTGTTTTAGTTTTTTAAAGATGTCACTACCTGTAATATCAATTATAACTTTTTTTGCAGTTGGCACGAATTTTATTAATTCGTCGATATCATCTTTTTTGAGTTTTGTAATCTCATTATAAAATAATTGACCATATTGGTCTTTATAAAAACTATCTTTTTCATTTGTCTTTTTATTTATAATATGATATATCCTACCACCGTTCTCTACCCTTTTTTCGAAGTCTCTATTACCATAATAACCTTCCTCATACCATGGACCTTTTCCTCCATAATATCCGTTGGCTTCGTTAGTTAAAGGGATAACAATTAGAGTATTATCGTCTTCAAAAACTTTTTCGACATGGTGTTTAGAGTCTTGAACTTGTTCTTCATCCATAATGAAATAAATACTTTTAAATTTGTTTATGTATTTATCTATTCGTATCTTTGTAATGTTCTTTGAAATTATGGGGATGACATGGTATCGATTGGTGTGTATAGGTATAAGTGGCACGTAGGAGCTGAATTAACTCCTTCAAAACTGATTTAAAAAACAAATGGCAATACTTTTGCTAAAATGGCTACTCTTGGCTTGACTAGAGAAGCTGTTGTTGTTGCTGCGTAATCGTAGAGAACAACGTTTCGGGTCGATTAGGACGTGTACCTAGGAACAGAAGTCCGATATGGGGGTCACAGGTCAGAGCTCCCTTAAAATAACTCTGAGACCAAGTTGTTTACAGGTGGGTTTCTCACAAACATCAAACCTGATATTTCGTAACATTGAGAACCAATGTTGTACTAAACGTGTAGTCATTTATAGTTATCGCAAACAAGACGACGGTTCGAATCCGTCCATCTCCACCAAAACAGGTGATGACTGTGGTGCAACCCCACGGTATATTAGTCCCAAAGAGCCGTCTTGAGTTCATGATATTAGAGCGGTGAGGGTAGAGTCACTACAAGTCGGGAGTAGCTACCAAATGACGAAATGTGACCGCCGATGTTAAAATCGGTAATGATGTACAATCGGGTACGATAAACCTGTTTATTTTTTTTTGGCCTCGTCGTCTAATGGTTAGGACGCTACCCTTTCACGGTAGAGATTTCAGTTCGACTCTGTGCGAGGCTACTTATTTGACTTAATGATTTTTTAATATTATATTTTTAATTGTTCACAAAAACTACAATACTTAAAATTAGGAGAATTCCTTTATGAACTGTACGACCTCAAAAACCTTGGAGCTTCGGATACTTAAACCCCTTGACGCATAGTCTCGGGGTTTTTTATTATAAACAAATAAACAAAACAAACATGAAAAAAGCAATCTTGATGTCACTTTTATCCTTTATCGTGACACTCACGTCTTTCGGGCAGATTACAACTTCTACCCTGGCTGGCGTCGTAAAAAATGAAAAAGGAGAGGTTCTTGCAGGAGCTTCTGTTCACGCTGTTCACCAACCAACAGGTTCGGAGTACCGTTCACAAACGAACAAAAATGGTGTTTACACTATTCCTGCTGTACGTCCCGGTGGTCCTTATGTCATTCACGTATCTTTTGTTGGATACAAGATGAAAGAAGTTAACGACATCAACACTCAACTTGGTGTTACAAGTGATGTTGACGTAGTTCTTGAGTTAGACAACAAAACCATGGATGGTGTGACCGTAATCGGTAATCGTAGCAATCTTTTCTCCAAAGACAGGACAGGTGCCGCTCAACAATTTACTCGTAGAGAGTTGACCACTATTCCTATCACAGGAGCAAGAACAATCGATGGAATTACAAAGTACAACCCATTTGGTAATGGTTCATCATTCGGAGCGCAAGACTCTCGTTTGAATAACTTTACTATTGACGGTTCTCAGTTCAACAACAACTTCGGTTTAGGTTCTTCAGCTCAAGCAGGTGGTAGAACTGGTGCTTCCGCAATTTCATTGGATGCAATTGACCAACTTCAAGTCAACGTTGCTCCATTTGACATTCGTCAAAGTGGTTTTAACGGTGCAGGTATCAATGCAGTAACTCGTTCGGGTTCTAATGATATCGAAGGTTCTGTTTATAGAACTCAGAGAGATAATAGTTCTCGTTATGTTGGTAACAACGCAAGAGGAACGAAAGTAACCGCATCAAAATTTGATGAAGAGGTTCTTGGTTTCCGTTTGGGTATGCCAATAATCAAGAACAAATTGTTCTTGTTTGGTAACTACGAACAGATTACAAAAACCGAACCAGGTACAACTTGGATTTCTGATGGTTCACCTCTTACAGGTTCACAAATCAGTCGTGTTAAATATTCTGATATGAAAGCACTTTCTGATTTTATGAAAGAAAAATTCAACTATGTAACCGGTCCTTGGGAAGGTTATTCTAACCAAAACTCATCGAAGAAGTTTCTCGTAAGAGCAGACTGGAACATTAACGAAAAACACAAGTTGACTGCTCGTTACGTTCACCACAACTCAGAAGCTGAAATTAACATTTCAAACTCTCAGTCAGCAGGTGCTGGTAATAGAACAACTCAGTTCAATGCAATGTCTTTTCAGAACAGTGGTTACATCATTCAAGATAATACCCGCTCTGCAGTATTGGAATTGAATTCAAAGTTCAACAACACACTCTATAATAATTTGATTGTTTCTTATGACAAACAAATTGAAGATAGAGCATACTTAAGTCCGTTGTTCCCAACTATTGATATTAGAGAAGGAGCGGCAACTTATACTTCTGTTGGTTTTGACCCATTCACTCCAAGTAATAAGTTGAATTACTCAACTTTCAACGTAACAAATAACGTTACAAAATATGCAGGAAAGCATACTTTGGTTGGTGGTGTTAATTTCCAATCGTATCAATCTAATAACAATTTCTATCCCGCAGCTAACGGTGTTTATATTTTCAATTCTTTGGCTGATTTCTATAAAGCCGCGAATGAAAGTATTGCTAATGGTGGAAAACCATCTGTCACTGCACCGGCAAGATTTCAAATGAGATATTCAGCTCTTCCTGGCGGAATTGAACCAATGCAGGTTCTTAAAACCACAAGATTAGATGTTTATGGTCAAGATGAGTTCAATGCAACCAAAGACCTTAAATTAGTTTTTGGTTTGAGAGCAAACATTATTGCATTTGGTAATACCGCACTTGAAAATCCGAAAATCACTGCAATGACATTCGGTGGTGGTAGAAAATTCAACACAGGGTTGATGCCAAAAACACAGTTCTTGGTAGAACCGCGTTTTGGTTTCAACTATGATGTTGCTGGCAATAAGAAAACACAAATTCGTGGTGGTAGCGGTGTATTCACTGGTCGTCCTCCGTATGTGTTTTTATCTAATCAAATCGGAAACAACGGTGTGTTGACAGGATTTATTGATGTATCAGGTGCTGCCGCATCTGGTTATGGATTTACTACAAATCCGGCACAATACTTCACTCCATCAACACCAACACTTCCTTCAACATTCGATTTGGCTTTGACCGACAGAGATTATAAGTTTCCACAGGTTTGGAAAACAAACTTTGCGGTTGACCAAAAACTTCCTTGGTTAGGTTTGATAGCAAGTGCAGAATACTTGTATAACAGAACAATCAACGCAGTTCATTACTATAATGCAAACCTTGAAAATCACAGTTCAAGATTGGGTGGTGTTGACCAACGTATGATTTATGCCGGCAACGATGCTGGTGTTAGGGTAAACGACAACGTGTCTATGGCGGCAGTTCTTACAAACAAAAATGGGGCTTACCATCAGTCACTTACCTTGAAACTTGAAAAACCTGTGTCTAAAGGTCTTTGGGGTTCATTCGCATGGACAACATCAGATTCTAAAGATTTCATGAGTGCAGGTTCAATCGCGAGCGGTTCTTGGCAGTCAGCAGTTTCTGTTATGGGTAATAACAGTTTAGTTTTAACTAACTCAGATTTCTTGGTTAGAAACCGTATGGTTGGTTTGTTGGGTTACAGAATTGATTATGGTAAAAAGTATGGTGGAACAACAACAATAACTTTAGGTTATGTTGGTCAACAATCTAATCCATATTCATATGTTGCGGCTGGTGACTTGAACGGTGATAGAGTAACAAACAATGATTTGATTTTTGTTCCTATGAAAGGTTCTGATGTTAAATTCGCACCTTTGACAGTAGGTTCAGGTGCAAGTGCAGTTACTTACACTGAAGCACAACAACAAGCAGCTTTTGATAAATTCATTAGTCAAGACCCATATCTATCAAAAAGAAGAGGTACATACGCAGAAAGAAATGCAAGTGTTCTTCCTTATTTACACAGATTAGATTTATCAGTAGCACAAGATGTATTCGTGAAAATCAAAGGACAAAGAAACGCTTTCCAAATTCGTTTTGATATTCTTAACTTTACAAATATGTTGAATAATGAGTGGGGTGTTTCTCAAAGAGCAACCGCTCCTCAGTTGTTAAACTTTGTTAGTAAAGACGTGAACAACGTTCCAACTTTCAGATTGGCAACTCAAAGAGATGCTACAGGTACTTTCTTAGTGAGAGACACGTATCAGTTTAATTCTTCTGTATTTGACGTATGGTCAGCTCAGTTAGGTATTAGATATATTTTTGGTAAATAAAATTTATCAAGTTTATTCTCAGACCCCCTTACATTTGTGAGGGGGTTTTTTGTTAGCCCAAAATTAACACAAAAAATGGGGTCATTTAACCTTAATTTTCTAATTATTGGTGTCAACCAAAAATTATGATTAAAAATTTATTTTTATTATTGGTATTACCAATATTCAGTTTTTCCCAAGACACATTGTTCAATCAAAAGTTAGATGAAGTTAAAGTTAAAAGTACAACGAAGAAAGAAACCAACATTGCAGTAATCAATATTGTAAGGAATAGTTCAGTCGTTTCCGATGGACTTTCAGTAGAATTTATCAAAAAAACTCCTGATAGAACTGTCGGAGATGCCCTCAAAAGAGTTAATGGTGTAACAATTCAAAACGATAAGTTTGTTTTAGTTAGAGGATTATCAGACAGGTATAATTCAGCAATACTAAATAAAACTCTTCTACCTTCAACAGAACCTGATAGAAGAGCATTTTCTTTCGATATTATCCCATCCAATCTGATAGATAATATTATTGTTTCCAAATCTGCAATTGCATCACTTCCTGGTGATTTTGGGGGTGGCATAATTCAGGTAAACACTAAAGATGTATCAAAAAATTTTTTTACAATAGGAATGGGTTCGGGGTACGGGACCGTTTCTACATTCCAAAAATTCAACTCGGTGGAATATATTCAGTTCCCCACCAACTTTCCGTCCACATACGACTTTAGAGTTGCATCTAATGGTGATAGAAGGGCTTTCACCAAACTAATAGGCTCTCCTAACTCTAAAACAACAAATTCATTTCCAAACTTGAATTGTAATTTGTCTTTCGGTTACAAAAAAGATAAATGGAATTTGTTAATGTCGGCAAATGCAAGAAATTCATTTTCTCTGAATTTTATTGACAGACAAGATTATCAATCATCTACTGAATTAGCTTACAAGTATAAAGATACATCATTTACTAAAGTATTTTTAGTTAATGGGTTAATGAACCTAACTTATTTGGGCCAAAACAAATATTCTTGGAAAACTTTATTCAATCACCAAATTGAAAATTCTTACCTGACAAGAAATGGTGAGAACTATGACAACGTACAAGATGTCAGAAGTAATTCCTCTAATAATATTGTTAAGACAATTGTAAATTCACAATTTGATGGTAAGATAAAAACTTTAGATTTTAATGTTGGTTGGAACTTGATGTTAAGAGACCAACCTGACTATAGAGTAAACCCAATTACAAAGTCATTAGGAACGAATACAGACTATACAACTGCTTGGAGAGACACATACAGGTTTTGGTCTGTAATGGACGAGAATTCATTCAATGGTTCATTAAACAAGGAGATAAATGATTTCAAGATTGGAGTATCATATCTGAAAAAATTAAGAAATTTCAAAGCAAGAATCTTCAGATACGATGCCGATGATATATTAAATGAAATTACAAACAATACTGACAGATATGGTGCAGATTTTGATTTGGGCTCCGGTTATGTTCAATATGATAAGACACTTGGAAAACTTAAGATAAACGGTGGGATTAGAACTGAATATAATTTATTCAATGTTGAGACATCAGATTTCAGTGGACAAAAGGTTCAGGTAAATAGAGAATATTTGGACTTCTTACCATCCATTAATCTTTCCTATAATTTAGACAAAACAAAATTCAGAACTTCATTTTCCAAAACACTTTCAAGACCTGAGTTCAGAGAAGTTGCAAACTTCGCTTATTACGATTTTGTAAGAAATGCTCAACTTTTAGGTAATACAAATTTAGAAAAGACAGACATCTATAATTTAGACCTGAAGTGGGAGTACTATCCGAAATCAGGGGAAAATATATCAGTTGCTTTATTCGGTAAGAACTTCGTAAGACCAATAGAACAAATAGTTGCAGATGGTTCAGTACCATCAAACTTACTTTTGACTTTCACAAATCCTGACAGAGCAAGTGTTTACGGTATTGAATTTGAACTTAGAAAACAAATTTGTTCCTGGTTGGATGTTTATACAAATTCAACAGTTTCAAACTCTCACGTTAAAGTTAATGGAGTGGAAAGACAATTACAAGGACAATCAAACTATGTGGTTAATGGTGGATTGAATTTCCACAAAGGAAAAAACACATTCAATATTTCATACAACAGAGTGGGTGATAGAATTTCTGCGGTAGGATTTCAAGGATATGCAGATATATTTGAAAACTCAAGAGACGTAATGGACATCGTTTACCTAAGAAAAATAAAAAATGGTGAACTTAAACTCGCTATTGGTGACCTAATCGCTCAACCAACAGTATACTATCAAAAAATAAACAACAGAGAGTTAATAAAAATCAATAACGAACAAACTCTCTCAGTTTCATTAAATCTAAACTTATGAAAAAATTATTAACGGCAGTTTTATTCTCAACACTTTTGTTAAGTTGCGAAAAAGAATTAGGGGGAGGAACTCCACCAATTAATGTTCCTTCACAAACTACTTTAACAGGAAACATTAATCAAACAACAACTTTGACATCTGACAAAGTATGGACTCTCAAAGGGTATGTATATGTTACAGATGGTGCAAAACTAATCATTCAACCAGGAACAACAATTATTTCCGATGTTGCAGAAAAAGGAGCACTTTGCATTGAAAGAGGAGCTCAAATAATTGCAGAAGGAACTCCTGAAAAACCAATTATTTTCACCTCAGGTAAAAACGCTGGCGAGAGGTCTCCTGGCGATTGGGGTGGAATTGTAATTTTGGGAAGAGCAAAAACAAACAGAAGTTCTGAACCAACAATCGAAGGTGGTATTGGTAGACCATTCGGCGGAACTAATGATGCTGACAATAGTGGTATTCTGAAGTATGTCAGAATTGAATACGCAGGTATTGCAGCACTTCCAAATTCAGAAATCAATGCATTAACTCTTGGAGGTGTTGGTAGTGGAACAGTAATAGAATACGTTCAAACAATTTACGCTAACGATGATGCTTTTGAGTTCTTCGGTGGAACAGTATCTCCAAAATATCTTTACGCATTTGCAACTGCAGATGATGATTTTGATTTTGACTTCGGTTACACAGGAACAATAACAAATGGTGTTGCAAAAAGAGACCCACAATTTGTAGATAATGGTGATGCTGGTAATGGGGTAGAGTGCGATAACGATGGCGTTGGCTCACTCGCACAACCTTTCACTCACCCAAAACTTCTTAATATGACTTTGGTTGGTCCAAACGATGCCACATCACTTCCTAATCATAACTTAGGTTTGAGATTCAGAAGAGCAACACAATTCACAATGAAGAACAGTGTGATTTGGGGTTGGATGAAAGGTGGATTGAGTTTGGAAAGTAATGAAACTGCACAGTTTGTTAAAGATGGGGTTTCAGTATTTGAAAATAATTCAGTTGGAACTTTTAATCCTTCACTTAATTTTATCAGTAAAGCAACACTTATATTAACAAACGACCAATTAAAAACATTATCACTATCAAAAGGCAATTCAGAAATTACTTCAGTAATACCTGAACTTGCAACACCACTTTGGTCTTCCAAATGGACGAGGTTCCCAACAAAAGGAAACTAACTCAAAACCCTCACTTCGGTGGGGGTTTTTTATTTGACATTGTCAAATAAATTTATTAAGTTTTAAAAAAATTAATTATGACAGTATTATGTATTATCGGATGGGTTCTTTCAGTAGCAACCTCATTATTCTTGGCAAAAAACGCCTTTGATAAAATTAGAGGAACCGAAGAATCTAAAGGAAACTTTAAATTCATGAATTTAGAAAATTATAGACTCCAAACAGGTTTGGGTGAAATGTTAGGTTCGGTCCTACTTTTGGTACCTATGACTTCAGTCATTGGTCTTGTGCTTATTTCTACCTTCATGGGTGGAGCGGTTGTTGCTCACTTATCTCTAATGGGAGGTAACAAAAAAGAGTTCCCAATCGCAGTATGGTTTGGGGCACTTGTCGGATATTTGCTCAGGGCCTATTGTTAAAAAAGTGTCCACCAGAACCCCTCTATCGTGAGGGGTTTTTTATTGGAAAAAAATTATTATATTTATTTCATGAATTTAACCAAATTGGGGTTGGGATTGATATTGGGTTTAATTGGGCAAATTTGCTCATTTTTTCAGTTACAGGGGGCAATAAAATATAATTGGTATGAGAAATACCTATGGATAATTTTACTCTCCAGTATACCTGTTAATTGGATATATATTAAATCGGTTAACTATTTAGTTGAGGGGTTTAATGGTGAGATTTGGCCGAGTAGACTTATGGGGTTTGCGATTGGAATTATGGTGTTTTCAACATTTTCAGTTCTTCTTTTTAACGAACAATTCACAACTAAAACTATTATTTGTTTAATACTTGGAATTTGTATACTTTTGGTTCAGTTATTTATGAAATAAATGGTCCCATAATTTAATGGATAAAATTTCTGCCTTCTAAGCAGACTATCGTGGTTCGATTCCACGTGGGACTACAGGAGCTTCGGAAACTCAAAAAGGGAGAATTTATATTCTCCCTTTTGTATATTTATTAGGTATGAAATTTATGTCAATTTTATTGAGAGAAGGTAGAAAGGAAGATTTAAAGAAAAAATATTCCGACAAGTTTAATGAAGAAACATTAGATTGGATTTTAAATATCTCTGACCTTGTCGATTTCAATCACAAATATACTGATTTTGTTTTGAGAGTTATTGACCCTAAAAGAGATGATGTTGCGTGGTGGGTAGAAACAATAATTGACGAACTAAAATTATTTGACAAATATCAAAGTCAGCTCGAAAAAAAAGACATCAGTCAATATAAAAGTTTCTCTGATTTACAAAAGGCGGTGAGTTCTTTCGTACAAAAAGAAAAAGAAAAAGAATTAGAAGGACAAGTAGATAAAATTTATGAAGATGATACATTTGTTGTAGTTGTTCCAAAAACCCGACAAGCTTCTTGTAAGTATGGTTCAAATACAAAATGGTGTACTGCTGCAAAGGCAGATAATAGATTTGACACATACACTACTGGTCAACAAAAACTATACTATATAATCAATAAGAAAAAAAGTTCAGGTTCAAATTATTCTAAAATAGCAATTCATTTCAATAATTCTGGACGAAAAACCTATTGGGATTCCTCTGATTATAATATGAATGGAAGGGAAATCGAAGTTTTAAATTATGCGTTCCCTGAAATGATGGAAGCTATCGATAAAGATTACTCAACTTATGTAAGTAAGTTCGATAGGGAATCAATACTTCGAGATGCGTTCAATACAAACAAAAAAACCATTTCTTCGTTACCTAACTACTTAGAGTCAGGTAAAGACATTTTCATAGTTGTTGAAGGATTTGATTCAATACCTGATATGAAAGGTCATTATGAGGGAACTGTTCAGATAGACTGGTCAGATGGTTATGATAATTTTTTAGTTGATAAATACTATCTATTTATAACGGTACAATATAAACCAGGTGATGGTGACATCTATCGTGCAGTTGTGGAATTTAACGGGGTGAACTTCGACCCACCACCTGAATATTTTAGAGATTTAGGTTTAGAAACTGAGCAATTTTACAATACATATCCGATAAAAGAAGATGCTAGTGAGACTCATTCTTTCTTCGCTAGAAGTATTGCCGACAAAATAAGAACACATGTTGGACAAAATCCTGTTTTACAAAAATTAGTTGCTGGTGACAAAAAATTTTGGAGACCTGATAGATTTCATTATGGATACACATTCAAAAGGGCTGACAAAGGATATATTAAAAAATTGACCGATTGGTTAGACGCAGGTAAAGTCGGAACCAAACTTGACTTTTTAACTGACATAGGTAAACTCGATAAAAAAGTAGAAAACGGAAAAACATATTATTCGTTCAAGGGTAAGAACGATTTTTTACCATCTGTAAATTGGAGAGGTGAATTTTCTTCATTTTTTGCTTCAGCAAGACTTTCAGGTATCTTAGGATACAAAAAAGAAGGAAACAAATTTTTACTTGTAAAAGGACCTAATTTCGACGCATTCAAGGAAGGAAACCTTAAGGCACTTTAGAATTGCCAAGTTTTTTTATTGTCGTGATATGCAATTGTTGACTCTATATTACTATAAATCTCATGATGAGAAAAATACCCAACTTCATATTGCGAATCATATATCCATTCCGTTAATGAATACACACTAAATGGTTCTGTTTCATCTTGTTTAAGTCTATTGTTTTCTGATGCCCTATTGAGACTATATTTTAAAAAATTATTAGTGATACTTGGCTTAGCATATATAACATAATCATCTAACAAGGATAGACGAATTACAGTTTCCTTTTTATAGAAAAAAAGTGAATTTCTTTTTATAAAGATTAAATCTTTATCTAATTTATCCAAAATTGAATGGGAAATCGGTAATTTCCAATACACATCATAATCTGTATATAATCCACCATAAAAGTCTAACACTGTATACCTTGCAATTTGTAATTTATGAAAAATTGTAGATTTTTGATATAAATCATACATGTCATATGATTTTAAAATAGGAACTAACGACTCGTCCCCCCACTCCATTATGTTATCTTCAGAATTATCCGATTTAACTTTTGAGATGTTATCCCTAAAAACATCAGGTATTTTATTATCCCCAACCCAAATAAAATGTATTGTCATATTTTATAAAAAAAATTAAGGTTTTTTAGATAACCTTCGAAAGTAAAAATAAAGACCAAAAAAGAATCCCGCAATAAAGTACATAACGAGGTTGGCTCTCCATAAACTTCCTGTCCATAATATCAGAGAGTATTGAACCACGTCGAACCCAAATGGGTTGAAGAATAGTGCCAGTGTTAGAAATATCTGTGACAGGTTGTCCTGAAACGTCCTTTGCCACGTAAACCTGTTTTTCTCCATCTTCCATCTTTGTGGATTTAAAGTTAATGTCCGTAAAGACTTTTGTTCTTTTAATAATAAATACTTATTTTTGTAAAATGAACAAAATACCACGAGAAGTTATTGAGGCGTATCAGGAAGAATTCATGGGTAAAAAAATACAATTTACCGATGAAAAAGGAGAAAGATTTGTGGGAACTTGTCAGTATTTGGATTATAATCCTATCTTCCCAACTTGGAATTTACAGATTACAATTGATAGAATGCCGGTTAAGAATGTTAAGCTGAGTACTATTAAATTATTTGAACCGAGAAAAACATTTTAAATGAAATCATTATTTTTAGACCACGACGGTGTTATCTGTTTGTCGACAGAGTGGGGTTCCCGTTTCAAAAACAAAGAAGGTTTGGACAGTATATTCGATAGGTTCAATCAGAAGGCAATCAAAGTTTTAAATGAAATTATTGAAGTCACAGATTGTGATATCATAATATCATCTGATTGGAAATACCATGGAACTTTGGAACAGATGCAAGAACTATACAAATTAAGGGGTATACTAAAATCACCGATTGCATATACAACAATGTCATTACCTAATACAAGTCATTTTTTTAATAGAAATACGGATTTAGAGGAAACAAGAAGTTTGGAAATTTTAGAGTATCTAAAGGAACATCCCGAGGTTACAAATTGGGTGGCGGTTGATGATATGGACCTGTCTGAGCGTTATGGTCCTATAAGTGGAAATTATTTATGGGGACTCAAAAATTTTGTTCGTACTCCAAAAAGTAATGAGGGTATCAAACAAAGTGGCATCAAAGAAAAAATAATTAAATTTTTGAACGATGACATTACTAAATAAAATATTGTATCTTTGTGCTGGTTTACTAAGTTTATCAATTATTGTTTTTGTAATACTATTTTTTGCATACAGTACCGCTAACTATATAAATAAAAAAGATGGAAAAAATAAATATTGAAAAAGTATTGGAAAGGGAGGGAAATGTTCGTAGATTTGTAGGAGTTGTACCTGAGGGTTTCGTTTTAGTTCACGAAAAAACATTACAAGACCTGCAAGATTTCGATAAGTGGAAAGATTGGAAAAATGGTCTTACAAGTATCGAGGAAATGAATAAATTAAATTTTCAAGATACTTAATAAAAAGCCTCCTTAGCTCAGCAGGTAGAGCAATTGATTTGTAATCAATTTGTCGCTGGTTCGATTCCGGCAGGAGGCTCATAAAATCCGTTAGTTTGATATGTCAGTGATTTTGTACACCAAGGTAGAACTTGACCCGAAACCACAAGAATCCCAAGAAGACTGGGAACATGGTGATATTATCTGTTTCTAACGTGTAGTGGTCATACAAGTGTAACTGTCTGCAGCAGTGAAAGGAAGTCGACTCCAAGGGTTATTCCCACTTGTCCCTGACCACTTTTTTTATTATTTTTCATTTAAATCATAATATATGCCAAAGTTCACAATTTCGCTTCATGGTAGAGGTGCTGAAATCAATGTCCATAATATCACGGAAGAACAAAAAGAGAAACTCGAACATTTGGATTTAGGAAGTTGCATATTTGAGGATATTTCTGACATTTTGGAAATAGATGATAACTTTTCCTTAGTTGGTAGTGATGAGGTTTATATTGGTGCATACCCTGAGCATTCTATGATTACAGTATTTAATGAAGCAGAAGAAGTCGTATTTTCAGATGAAGTTGAAAATCTTACTTTCAATGAATTAATATCTGAATCAACGTCATACAAGGAAGTTTACCAAAAAAATAAGTTGTACGTAAATGACCACATCAAAGGAACTTTTTTTTACACAATAGTGGAAGATACATCTTTTGATATTAATAAGTTAGAATTGCATTTTTCTGACATAGAGGGTATGGAACTGGTTACATCAATCAAATACAAAAATTCGGAATTAGACTTTGGAGATTATTGGTCTAAAGGAATCGTATATTTTCTTTCCGAAGAATAGAATCAATTTTTAGTTAGAGTAAGGTATTTATCAAGTATGAGTAAAGAAATATCTGAAATATATAAAATATATGACTCAATTCTCTCTAATAAACAAATTATCAGAGAACAAGAAAAAACAAAAGTTACAAGTATATTTGGTGACGAAGATGTTGTGGTTGATAGTTCAGACTCGGGTGTTGCACCACCGAGTGGTTGGACTAAAGGAATCAAATACATACTAAAAAACGGGGGGGATGTTAGTTCACCTATCAAAGCTAAAGTGATTGCAACCGGCAAATTATCCAATACAGGTAACAACTATCTTTATTTAGAAACAAGTGATAAGAATCAAGTGTATGTTGGCAATTTAAGTTCAATATCTGTTGTTAAAAATCAATCTGTAGATATTGGTGACAAGTTAGGTAGTGTTGCTAGAGGGTCTTATGTATATGTTTGTTCCAAAAAGACTCCTATTCAAAATATTATTTCAGGTAAAGGTGAATTGAATACCAAATATTCAGGAAGATATAATCCATCAGGTAGTATTACCGGCGATTATTTAGCAAATCAAATGGTGTCACCAAGTGAAGGACTTAAAGAACAAAGAGGAGGGCAAGAAGAAACTCAAAGTTTTGGACCACCTTTGAGGGGTGATTTAGAAGTTACTTCGAAAATGGGAAGAAGAAGGGGAAAACAACACATAGGAATTGACTTACGTGCAAACTCTGGTACTGAAATAATTGCTCCTTTATCAGGAGTTGTTTTGACGACTGACGACTTTTGGCCTTGTGGCGGAAGGATAAGAATAAGTCATGCCGGTAATTTTAGAACAGGATTTTGTCATGTAAAAAAATTCCTTGTTTCACCAGGACAAACCGTCAAACAAGGTGATGTGATAGGTCTTACGGGTGGAGGACCTAATGACCCAATGCCGGGACGAACAGATGGACCCCATCTACATTACACATTATATAAAAACAATAAGTTGGCAGACCCAGAAAATTATTTAGGCGGTCAAGTTGTTTCCGCAGTTCCTCCTCCATCATATACCGAACCAACACCAGATGAAAGAGAAGGTGATGACGGGAATACAAATGATACAGAATCTAAAATGCGTCAAAGGGCAGAAAAGATTCTAGATGATGTTAAGAAAAAACTTGACTTGAGTAATATGACTGAGGAAGAAAAGAAAAAAATATTAAATAAATTAAGTATAGGTGCGATTATGGCAGCAATAGCCGCTGGCGGAGTTGCACTTTACTCACTATTATCTTCAGTCCTTTCAGGTGTTAAATCTGCAACAACAGATACGAATACTGGAGGTTCAGGGAGATATAATCCGTCCGGAAGTAAAATAGGAGAATACATCGGAGATGTTGTTAAATTTATGTTACCTGGATAAAAAAACCCACCATTTAGGTGGGTTTAATTTTTTCTTAATTCCTGAATAACTATTTCAGATTTTCTCTTTCAGATTTTGAACCCAAAGATACGGTATCCAAAATTGGTTCGGCCTCGAGTACAGTATCAGGTACGACAACAGTGTCAACTACTACAACAGAGTCAACGTTAGTTGAATCAGAAATGTTAGTTGCTCCATTACCATTACAAGATGCCAATGCTGCGATTGAAAGAATTGCTAATACTTTTTTCATAATTGTTTTTTGTTTGTTTATACTTTTTTTTTGTTAGTAGAATATAAATATAGTCATTATTACCTATTAAATCAAATGTTAGAATGATTTTTTTGCGGAGAGTGTTGGATTCGAACCAACGGGTCAGTTACCCGACCACGGTTTAGCAAACCGCTCCTTTAACCACTCAGGCAACCCTCCATAATACAAAGATACTAAACTTTAAGTAAAAGAGAAAATAATTTGAAATTAGCTGCGGCCTCATAGATTGATGGAATTGTTGATGGTTCATCTCTAACAGCGAACTGTTTTTCGACTTGAGATGCTTTTTTTAAAGAGTCGTGTAATTCGTTTAATTGTTTTTCAGGGATAAAATCTGTCAAATAAAAATTAAGATGGTCTGACATTTTTTCCATCAATGTACAATTGAAATGTGGATACTCATTATTTGATAATTTTATTGCGGTATCCTCTAATATTTTTGATATTTCTTCCAAAAGTATTGCAACCCTGAATTTAGTTTCTTTTTGCATTTGTTTGTTTTTCACGACCAAGTCGATGACATCCTTTAGTAAACTGACACAACTGTCTATCATAAAAAAAGTTGATTGATATTTATAATTATAAATAAACCTTACAAAAAAAGAAAATTTATGACTAAAGAACAAGTTTTTGGTATTATTAGGCACGTAATCACTTTCGCTGGTGGTATCCTTGTAGTTAAAGGAATAGTTGACGATGCAATGGTTCAAGAAGTACTTGGTGGAGTTTTAGGACTTCTCGGTACTGTGTGGTCAATAGTTGAAAAAAAGAAATAATCTTTTTAGAACAAATTGATAAAAACGCAGATTTCTCTGCGTTTTTTTATTCATTGATTAGTTTACTTTGTTTCTTTAAACTGACGACAGCCTTATCAACTCTCGAATCTATTTTCTTTGAGAGTTCAGAAAATTTATGATTTATTTCTGATTTAAATTGAGAGTACTCTTTTTTCAAATCTTCAACATCAGAACATATTTTGTCCTTACGTTTAGATGAACGATTAACTTCGAGCCACATGAAAATGATGGTGATAGCAAAAATACCTAAGAAAAACATCGAAATTGGGTGTGGAAGTGAGCTTACCGTCACTTCATCTGACATTTTAACAACTTGTAATAACATAAAACTGGTTTTAATTATAAAATTATTTCTAATACGGTTACTCCGACTCGTGATTCTGAGCCACCACCATAGCGACAATGACTCTAGCGAGAGTGTATCCCCCCCATCAAAGGAAGAATATACGTCATATTACAAAAACATAATACGAAGTATCAGAAACGTTTTCATTTTACGAACAATAAGTTCTGTGGATGGTGTAGGAATCGAACCTACCTTTACTGAGTCGGAGTCAATTGTCTTACCGCTAAACGAACCACCCTAATTACATTTATAATTATAAACTAAAAAAAATTCTGAGTCAAATATCATATTTTGATTTGAAAAAACTTTGGTGACCTCATTAGGAGTCGAACCTAAACCCGCTCATTCGAAGTGAGACATACTATCCGTTATACTACAAGGTCATATTATGAACTTATTTGTATTGCCGGATTTCATTCATCTACTATGATTTTTACAATTTTCTTTATGTATTAATCTAAATACACTGTCTTCACCAATACCATATTCGATTTGATAGTATTCGCATCCATCGAAAGTAATTTCTCTAAATAGATTACTAGAACCTAAAAATTTGGTATTAGTTATATTACAAGATAACAAATTGTACAAAGAAAAAAATAGTAGTAATTTAAATAGGTTCTGTTTTTTTCTCATAATATTTCAGAATTTTCCCCACGTTGCTCTTTCCATGAGTTCGAGTCTTTTACTTTCGATAAATTGTAAGAATCGATAACATTCAACAATTTTGACTTTGAATTTGTTAAATTTTTTTCTCATAAAAATAAATAGTTGTGGGAGTAGCTGGACTCGAACCAACGAACTCAAAAGAGGGAAGATTTACAGTCTTCTGCCATTGCCGCTAGGCGATACTCCCAAATATAGGAAAGGAGAAGATGGTCGCGTGGACAACTCCTTTTACGATTGGCATTACTATGATGATTCCAACTCCGAACTATAAACCCACCCATCACCAGGTTTTAATATAGTCCCTTCCCCAATCAACCTATAAATTTTATGAGAGAATGTCCCAGCCACCTCCTTCTCTCATCTTACATACACTGACAGCTAAATGTGGCTTGACTGATTGTGATGTATGTGCACGTGTGTCTCGATTCGAACGAGAAACAAATCTTTTGGAGAGATTCATGATACCGTTTCACCACACACGTATTTTTTTATTTTTAACTTTCTTACAATATGTTTTAAGAACTTCAATCTCACCATCCTCATTCTCAATTTTCATTGGTTCTCTATCTATAAACTCTCTCAAGTTTCTGTGAAATGCCAAACCCAACTTCACACGCCCTGGGTGAGCATCTACAAATGCACCATCTAACACATTCCAATATACTTTTGATGTCCATGTTGATGACATTTCCCACTCCATACACAATTCCACAATATCACCAGCGTTTATTCTACTACCAAAACTATCATTGCAAATATACAACTTATTCTTCATCTTCATCATCTTCGGGATTAAAAACTTCAAACTCTAAATCCTCAGGTAATACTCCGAATCCTTCAACGCCATCAATATAACTGAAAGCCAAAGTGATGATTGCACTTCTGATACCATCCATTTCCCTACTAATATAATCAGGGTCGATTATAATTTGAGGGTCATGAGATTTGTCTTTGATATTCCTATTCAACTTTTTTGTAAGTGAGTTATAGTCACCAATCAAACGTTTTCTCAATCCATCCATCGATACTTCCATGATAAATTTTTTTGAGGTCAGAGTCGGATTCGAACCGACGTATAAAGCTTTTGCAGAGCCTCCCCTTAAGCCACTTGGGTATCTGACCATTATTGTGTGAACGATGGGAGTCGAACCCACGACAACTAGTGCCACAAACTAGTGCTCTACCAACTGAGCTACGTCCACCATATAAACCTATGAGACCATATCCAGACTTATATTTTCATTTCTCATAAGTTCATGCAACATATCTCTAACTTCCTCATATGCATCATATTTGTCTTGTGGTAAGTCGTCAGATGCATATTTAGTTTTTGTTCTGAGGTCTTGGTCCAATTCGTACAAAACAGACCAAAATTTCATAGCATTCGATGCGAGTTGAAAGTCTTGTTGGTCATCGGGTAAATTGAATTCAAGTATTGCTTTCATTTTTCAAGTTTTTTTGCTCTTGTTTTTGGAACTTTGACTTCATAAGAACCAGCAAACGAAGAAAAAATACCAATATAATTTTTCTTAGTTTCTCTGACGTTTTGTAGTACTGAACCTTCGTAAAGGTATGGACATATGTCAGTACTATCTTTCTTAATCATCACCTTCATATTACAAAGATAAGGATTTTGGTAGATATAACAAAGTTGGATTTTTCTTTTGTATATCAATATGTGGATAAACATTTCTAAACATCTCAACATCAAATCTCTTTGTAATAAAATGATAACCATTCTTCGTTGGGATAATCGCCTCAATTTTATCACCTTCAGGTCTTGTGACATTTATAACCTTAGTCATTCTTACAACTTCATTCTCATCAGTAGTATCCAAATCCACAATCCATCTTTTTTCATGAGTTTTCAACTGACCCACGACTGAATCAAAAAGATATTGTTGGTAATGAACACCAAATTGTATTTTTTGGGCCAATTCCACCATCATACTCAAAGAAACATCTCGGTGGTTTTGTTTTTGAACATGAATATACGCTCTGGCTTTGAAAATTTCACACAATTGTTTAATCTCATCGTATCTTTTATCAAGGTATTCAAGATTGCTAACGCAATAACTCTTAATTGTCCTAACCGATTGGTGATTATCCCTTTCATCTTCAGGTTGGTCTTTTTTTCTTTTGAAGATGTATAACATATAAAAATCTTCTTGGTCTTCAAAATTTAATAATGGTTTAATCAACTCCAAATTGTCTATCATATACGTAATTTAATAAAAAACCATGATAAAATATCATGGTTTTAATTTGTTTTACAAAAATAAGGGATTATTTCTTATTTCCCTGAAAAATAAACTGAAAATCACCTGAAATAGTTTTGACTTGGATTTTGACCATATATTTCATTCCTCTAGGAATAGATGGGTACCCAAGTACTACAAAAGGAGAAATATAATTACCATAATTAATATTACTATTCAGTACTAAATTATTTCCCTTATACGATTGGTACCTAACCATCAGGTCGAGAGATGTATTTTTTTCTTCAACGATTAAAATCTGACCTGTTTTTGGATTAAATTCTGCAACCAAAGTTGTACCATTTATGGTTTGTTTATTTTTCGAAGAAATTAAAGAGTCGTTCAATAGGACATTACTTTTTTTGGATTGGATTGTTTTGTTTTCTTTAGTACAAGAAAAGAGAAGAACTGATGAGATGAGAAGAACGATTACCTTTTTCATAAAAAATTTATTTTAAGAAAAACATAATCATTTTTCTTATGAAGAACAAATTTCTTCTTAAATTTTTTTGTGACCCCTCCGCGACTCGAACGCGGGACTCCTTCATTAAAAGTGAAGTGCTCTAACCAACTGAGCTAAGAGGTCGGTTGTTCTTTCATTTCAAAATATTCACCACATTCATTACACAATACATTTATAATCGGCATGTGTGTTTGTGCGTAGTCGTAATTGAAGTGAAAGTTTTCTTTTTCTCCACAATGAGGACAAACTATTTCTTCTTTCATAAAAAATCTTTTTTATAAGTCGGGACAGGATTCGAACTTAGTAGTTTTCGAATTAGGCGTTCATCTCTTTTACCAAAAGCTTGGAGACGGCTTACTTTAGAACGAATCACCGTCCGACTGTTTGTTGTTAAGGTGGGGCTCGAACCCACAATGTGGTCTCGTAAAGAGAATCATAACCCATTTCGACTTACCGAGCTTGAGCCCGCTTACATATCCACTACTTAACATCCTGTGGTAACGGTCAGAATCGAACTGACGACACCTTGCTCTTCAGGCAAGTGCTCTACCAACTGAGCTACGTCACCCTTCAAATTAAAGATATTTTAAAAAACTCCAAAGTTTTCTATTTTTTATGTATTCCGAATTTTTTTCATTTTCATAAGCCTCCTTTTCAAAGGAAATTGAGTAGTAAGCTTTGTCAAAATTAAATGTTTTCAGATATCTTATAGAAAACTCCAAAAAATACCACAAGTAAAAAATAATGACGAGTAACTCTTTTTGTTGTATAATATGAATTGACTCATGATTTATAATTTGACTCAATTTTTCGTCATTTATTTTATCCGCATATGATTCCCTGATAAAAATGAATGGGAATATTGTAAGGCCAACAGTACGTCTTCCGAAAAATTTCCATTCGGCAATTTTAATTGAAGGTATTTTCATTTGTTGTTATTTTGAGTTGTCTCGGTCGGACTCGAACCGACGACCTCTTGCGTATCAGGCAAACGCTCTCAACCAACTGAGCTACGAGACAATATTGAAGTCAGGACAGGATTCGAACCTGTAACTGTTTTGGGACTACATTACTGCGTCATACCTCCACCTTAATACCATTTCATCACCTGACTATTTTTGAAAAGATATGTGGTGTTGCTCCACTGCCTCTACAACCTAAGGATTTCGCTCAGAAGGAGTTTGTAGAATTATTACTCGTTCCGTACTATTCCGAATTGCTAACAACACTTTTCAGTGTATATCTTTGTAGTCCCTCTTGGATTCGAACCAAGGAAAGAAGCTCCAAATACTTCTGTGTTACCGCTACACCAAAGGACTATCAATCAAAACACTTTCGCCCCCTGTATACCTTTCGGTAGATGCTTAAGGTCAGCCTTAACTATTAAGGGAGCCACCCGTGTTTTGTTTTACAAATTTACAACCAATATGTCAAAGAACCAAAAATAAAAAACCCCGAATACATTTCTGTAGTTCGGGGTCGTGTATATAAGTCTTCAGGAACTTAACTAACTAATGATGAACTACAGGTAAGCATATGACAATACCAACAACTAAACTGTTGTTTACTAATGACGATATGTTTTGATGTGTTGTTCATGTACTATATAATTATCTAACAAATATATAAAAACTATTAATTAAGTAAAAACTCTTTTGAAAATTGTATTTTTTTATTTGTATGAACCGCTTTGATTCTATATATGAGAGGACGATTCATACCCAATTTGTAACTATACAGTTGTTGACCTTGAGTTTTTCTACTTTCTATTGAAGCCAATTCGGTATAATTTCTCGACATGTCTTTTGCCGATTCAATAACATATTTCTTTACCGATAATGTTTCGTCGACAATAAATTTCAGTTCCACACCGTTAGGAATTCGACAGTAACCTACGTTTAAGAATACAACATCAAAACTTTCTTTCTCACATGACAGAAAAAAGAAAGAAAATAAAAAAAATAAAATTAACTTTTTCATGTACCCCAAGTCGGACTCGAACCGACATGTCTTGCGACAACAGTTCCTAAAACTGCCGTGTCTACCATTCCACCATCGGGGCAATTAACACATCGTCTGTACTGTTAAACTGTCTTTTCACTACCTTTATCGTAGTGTGTCGTTTTCTTCATACATAGCGTCTGTCCAGTCCTCATTTCTGAGCGATGTGTATTTTTTATGTGCCCCCAACGAGAATCGAACTCGTACTCGCTTTTTCTGCGAACAGGATTTTCTTACCACTATAGTTTTCACTACCATCATAAATGTTTGTGGTCTGGACTATACCTTCACCATGTTAAAGGTGCCCCGTGTCTAGTCTCTACACGTTCCCTTTCGGGCTTCGCTCGGTATTCCCATGTTAAAGGGTTCACCGAATTTACGGGGTTCTACTTTGAACGTTTCCATTCAAGCACTCTGTATTAAACATTAATCTTTCTTAATTCTTCTTTTTTACAATAGTTATGAGTTTGTGAATGACAATTTGGGCACAACATTTGAAGATTTTGTAATCTATTATCTGTTGGGTCTCCGTTGATGTGGTGTAACTCAATTACAAGTCTTCGTCCCAGCCATTCGGTTAATCCACAAATTTCACACTTATATTCTCTTAAATTGTTATTAAGAATTCTATTTTTTATTTTGGATGATGCAATTTTTTTCTCACCTTTAATAAAAAAATTTTCAATCGGAGTTCCATTTTTTTTATTGAACAACGGATGTCCTAACTTATTCCATGCTGGTCCAAAAAAATGATTTGTGTCGACCTCAAATTCTTTACAACGTTTTTGAATATTTACGTAATTACCTCCAGTTTCTTTAAGATTAAGTTCAAGAATCATTTGTCTAAATGAAAAACATTTATTTGCGATTTCCTGAAGACCCTCTTTCGTATACTTTCTATTCATAATATTATTTTATTATAAATATTCAGTAATACTGAAAACGGAAGAGAAGAAGTAAAAAAACTTAGTGTCTACCTAAAGTCCTGCGTGTCTGCCTATTCCACCACAGGGGCAATATTTCAAAGAACCATACAAATATACGATTATTCTTTGGGTTTTCCAAAATTAACTGAAAGGATTTCGTCACTTTCTTCTACCATTTGATTCATGGTAATCTCGAGTTCTATAACCCTGTTTTTGACATTGAATATAAAATACCCCTGTGAACCCTCATTTATTTCCCAACCTCCGAAATTATTTTCTAACACCTCGTAACACCAGTCTTCGATATGTGCTGGAACTCTACCACTTCCTATTGAAAATTGACCCTCTAAGTATCCGCTATCCCCTGAACCATTAAAGTCTAATTGCAAAATACCATCGTCATCTGGTTCGGCGCCAGACTCCTTTATTTCGTTCAAAAGTCGAGTAACTAACTCGGTATCCTCTGTGTCATCACCCCAAGTTAGTCCATTAGAATCACCAGGTTCTTCATAACCATAATATCTTGTTATCCATAAAGTATTACTATCCGAACTTATTTCTAAATCTATGTGGTCATAGCTGATGTTATCCATATCAAATCTTTCCAAGTTTTTTAAACTTTTTTCAATGATTTCAGATAAATAAGGTCTAAAGAAATCAGGAATTTCAACACTCCAATTGTTACTAAAGTTAGAAAGATTACGAATCAAATCTTCAGGATTACGGTAGTAATCATTTTCTATTTGAATTACTCCTTGTCTCATATTATATGATTTAAGGTATTTTGCGACCTTACGTAATACTACTTCATCTTCTTCTGATATAAAATTATTTTCCATAACAATAAATATAACTTTTAGTCTTCAAACTCGAGTTTAACAGTTCTTAACATCCATTGTGGTCTTTGATTTTTGGATATATTTTCGACCCATTCTTTGGCTGATGGTATATAGTTGAAACAATCCTCTTTAACATGTTGTTCTCCAACATACCTTGTATAAACGGTTTTACCATCTGAGTTTTTGAACTCTGTGCCAAATCTTTTTTCCATTTCGAATATACCCTCACTATGATGTCTAAACATTCGGTGAAGTGAATCACCAAACCATGCCTTTGTTTCGTCCATCCACTCGTGTAAATGGATATAATCTTCGGGTTTACCACCAAATTTTTTTGCTGAGGATTTTGCGTGAATGTTTGGATGAGCCATACGCAAATATAATAAAAAAAACCCTCACGAGGAGGGTTTTTATATGATTTTAAAATAATCCGAGTAATTTTTTCTTTTTAAAGAAAACCTTGCTTTCACCGACCATGAAACCATTCTCATATATTTGAACTTTATAGATACCATCCATAGACAATTTAGAAAGTTCTACCTCGAAGTTAGCCTTTTTGATTAAACCTGTTGTGTAGTCTAAAGATGAGCTTGATGTATATATTTTTTCACCATCTTTCTTGGTACTAAGTATTCCTGATTTACCTTCTAATTTAACCTCCTTACCAATAGGATTGAGAAGAATGAAATAAACAGTTTTTACACCATTTGAAGAAATTCTATTTTCGTTTATAACAAATGAAAACTTCATCTTGTGAACTTTTTCAACAACATCCGTTTTTTTACCTTTGATATTGAATCCTTCAACCGTTAGATTAGAAATTGACAAAGTACTTCCCAAATCAATAACATTGTCTGCATTTTCTTTTTCTACTTTTGTGGAGTCTAATACTTTTACCAATTGATTTTTCTCCATTTGGAGATTGGTGTTATCTTCAGTCAATTTAACATTACTAGACTTCAGTATTTCATTTTCTTTTATCCTGTCCTCTATTTTAGTATTAAGTTCTACAATCAATCCTTTTGCAGTTGTTAACTCTTCTTTAGTCAAATTCGACTTATAAAGTATAGACTTAACTTTCTTTTTGAGAGACATGATTTCTTTACTAGAACTGAGATTCAGTCCAGATAAAGTATCGATTCTGAGTTCGGCATCACCTAATTTTTTCAATGTGGACTGATGCTCCATTTCGAGTTCAGTCTTAGAATTTACAACCTCAACATATTGAATCTCCTTTTCTTTGATTACTGTGTTAGATTTATTTGTGAAGAATACGATGTAAGCTAAGGATACTACTAGAAACCCTCCGAACACAACTGATAACAATTTGTAGTTTACTTTCATTTTGTTTTTTTTTCAAGTTTATTTAGTAATAAATACTTGTGGAATAGGTGGAACTCGAATCCACAACCTCAAGAATGCAAATCTTGTGCTCATCCACTAGAGCTTCTACCCCATAAATGTGGATGAAAAAAACCTATTTTCCTTTCGGCCCTCCACAAAGGCCCACTGAGCAGGTAGCCGAACTCGAATCGGCATCTCTAGTTTGGAAGACTAGAGCACTAACCTTTGTGCTATACCTGCAAGTTTCCCCACCTTGAGATTATGGGTGAGTAGTTATTTCGGTTTTTTGTTCTGTTCCAAAACCTGTGAGGCATCCCTCATAAAAACAGTCAACCTTTACTGGGCGAAGATAGGTTTATCGACGTTATTCCCATGAGTAGTCATTTACGACTGATACTACTAAACATCTATCCATTGTTCAAGTCTTGGATTAAAGACTCTGAGTATCTCTTACTCGTTGCGGTCTCAGCGGGAATCGAACCCGCCACATCCCCGTGACAGGGGGATATTATAGCCGATTAACTATGAGACCGTTCTGCGTCCCCTCAAGGTTTCGAACCTTGGACCCTCTCGTTAACAGCGAGATGCTCTACCACTGAGCTAAGGAGACATTCCGTCGGGATGGCTGGATTCGAACCAGCGACCTCATGGTCCCAAACCATGCATACTAACCGGACTGTACTACATCCCGAACATAAAAAAACCCCAAACTTAAGAGTTCAGGGTTTTTTAAACATAATATTTTACCGAACTCAACTTGACATAAGATTGCCATCACCATTCGCAGGTGCCGGATTAAACTTATTTAAGTCGATGTTCATCATGTTTATAAATATACTCTTACTTACAAATATTTCTTAAAAACCCTATCAAAGAACTCTTCTTCTTCCTGTGTTAAAGAATAGTATTTTGTTTTCAATTGTTCAAGTTTATCTGAGAAATCGTCTTCACCTCTTCCTCTCCTAACTAAATCTTCTTTGACATCACCATTTTTATTCAACACTTCTTTAGGTAAATGGTCGTTTTCAACAAGAGATTGAATTAACTCTTTGATGTCTCTTCGACTACAAGCATATAAAAAGTCTTCAACATCTATGTCCATATCAATATAAGGCATGATTCTATTTTTTTATGTAAACAATAATTGTGTCCATATTTTCGGAAACTCTTGCAACTTTTCCATTCAAAGAACTAACCTTGGAGTTTGTTGATTGTGAGATGATTATTGAACTATCCATCTTGCTTTCAATATTACTTATTGATTGTTGCATTTGGTCTTGTTTCAAACTAATAGATTCAACTTCGGTTGTGATATTGTTTAACTTTTTGTTAACCACAAGAAATTCCTTTTTGTCCAAGTCCATAATTTCTGATGTACCCCAAATTGAAAATAGAACAAATACCGTAATCAATATTAATGAAGATACTACTATTAAAACCCTCGATTTTTTTATTTCATCGATGATGTGCTTTTCTGGTCCGTAACCGTATTCCATATTTATATTTTTTATGTGGACCCGGTCGGATTCGAACCAACGACCTTGAAATTATGAGTTTCCTGCTCTAACCGTCTGAGCTACGGGTCCAATTGTTTCACAAAGATAAAAAATTAATTTAAACTTCCAAAAATCATCTTAATATTTATTGTTATGATAAAGTTGAGTCTTTTGGACAAGATGATTAAATATGAGAATTCGGTTGTAACGAGACGTGGAAAGTCCCGAACCATAAACTATTGTTAAAAATTAACATATAAGGGTCGGGATTTTCTGACCCTTTTTTTATTCAACAAATAAACATATCTTTGCCAAAATAATTCCAATAATGGAACAGGTACTTGTATTAAATTTTGACTATAGTCCACTTAATGTAACCTCAATACAAAGGGGGTTTAACCTTGTTTATAAGGGTAAAGCCGAGATAATTAAGTGTGACATCAAAGAACTTGTTAGTGGTGTTAAAAAGTTCGTTAGACCTCTTATTATACGTCTATTGAATTATATTAAGTTTCACAAGAGAGCGTATAGGGCAAACAGAACAAGAATATATAAAAGAGACGGGTATGAGTGCGTGTACTGTGGTTCCAAAAAATCATTAACTCTTGACCACGTAATTCCAAAATCGAAGGGGGGTCTCAATACTTGGGAGAACCTTGTTACGTCTTGTTTCAAGTGTAACCTCAAAAAGGCTAACAGAACACCTGAAGAGGCCAAAATGAAAATGAGTCACAAACCGTTTGTTCCAACAATTATGAACGATAACTACGTGTTGCAAAATGTTTGGGACGACTTTCAAAAAACTTTTTTTAATTAAATATTTTTTTTACCTTTGATAAAATTTTGATTATGAATTTGGGAAACGAATTTAAAAGTTATTATGCTAAACATTTAGGAAAAAATTCACTCGATTTACATTATATCGGTGAACATATTGAAAACTCAATGACTCCTTATATTTTGGAGGAAAGAGAAATGAGGGTAACTCAAATGGATATCTTCTCTCGTTTGATGAGAGACCGACTTTTGTGGGTTGCTGGTGGTGTTGACGATAGAATGTCAACTGTTGTTCAAGCTCAACTTATGTTCTTGGATTCCACAGATAAAACCGACATCACGATGCATATCGATTCTCCTGGTGGTAGTGTTAAATCAGGTCTATCAATGGTTGATGTGATGCATTATATTTCTTGTGATATCCGTACTGTTAATACAGGTATGGCAGCATCTATGGGTTCAGTTCTTCTTGGAGCAGGAACTAAAGGTAAAAGGAGTTCATTAAGATTCTCCAAGACCATGTTACATCAAAGCTCTGGTGGAGCGGTTGGTAACATCCAAGACGCAAAAATATCAATGATAGAGTGGGAAAAAACAAACAACGTATTGTTTGATTTACTAGGTGATTTTTGTGGAAAATCTCGTGAACAAGTTATGGAAGATGCTCAACGTGATTTGTGGTTAAGCGCCGAGGAGGCTCTTGACTATGGTATAATCGACGAAATAGTTAAAACAAAAAAGAAGGGTAGTTAACCCTTCTTTTTAGATTTTAGAACACCCCCTTTTGTTTTCTAATTTATACTTACAGATTACCTGAAAAGTCTTTTGTTGTACTTCCTTTGATTTTGGAAAGTAAATTTTCGGCATTTGACGTTAGTTTGGAAAATTCTTCACAAACTAAGTTGTGGATATTGTTTTTAACCTTCTGAACAAATTCGTCTTTTCTGATTTCTTGTCCTATTAAACTTTTAATCGAACTCAATCCTTTACCCATCGAATTTTTCTCAGAACTTATATTATTGTGTAATATTTCTACAATATTTTTTGCAATTAAATTAGACATTGAATCACAATCTTTGAATGCCTTTACAATCTCGAAGAGATTTTTTTCTGACATCAAAACCAATGACTTCTTCAAAGAAGAATCGTTCATATCTATTTTGGTCAATATTTTGTCAAAAATATTTTCGAAAAATGTCTTCGGCATCGATGATAAATCCGAACCGAATATGTTTTTCAGGTTTTCTCCAAAGTCTTCATTCACAAGTCCTTGTTCATTCAACTGATTCAATTCTGACATAAAATCTAATGATATCTTATCAATATTTTTATTTTTTTTAATTGATTCAACAATCATTCCAAGTCTACTTTCAACAATGTTTTTGGTAATTTTATTATCATCTTTTTGTTCTTTGATAGTTAAAAGTTTTTTCTTGATTACACTATTCAAATTTTCAGACAAATTGAATTTCATTACCCCTGTTGGGCCATGTTTTTTTGATTTTAATTCTTCATACTTTTCTTTTGCTCCTCCACCCAAAAATCTAAAAAAGTTTTTTTCAAATTTTACTTGACACCTTTTCACATACTCTCTAACCGTTTCTAGTTCGGTATCACCTGAAAAATAAATTATTTTTTTATCATATCCTTGTTTAGCATCGTATAAAATATTTACCGCATCTCTACAAGTTTTACCATTCGGAGAATCAACACTTTCTTCAATATCAGACATTAAAGTAGTTACAAGTTGTCTTTCTTTTGTTGAACGAGTATTTCCTGTGAAATAGATATACAATCCATTTGGAAAAAGCTCCGTATATTTCGGAAATTGGGTTCTTATGTCTGTTTTGGTTGAAAAAGCCTGAGAGGTAACGTCAGGTTTTTTGTATGTCCATCCCACTTTGTTCAGTAGGGCTTCTACCTGATTATAATATTCTTCACCTCTTTCTTCTACTTTATAACCTTTTCTTTTATAAACGAAATAAGTATTTGGTGCAAAATAATCAGATGCTCCTTTGAAGGTGTTCACAATATCAAATTTATCGTAATACTCTTCTTCACCCGGACTAACACCGACTTTATAACCTGATTGAGGTGTTACATTGTATTGAACAAATTGTTTTTGTCTTTCGCTCAAATTTCCAAACACACCTAAATCTAATATTTGACCTGAGCACTCAATATCTATTTCGTTTCCACTTTGGAAAATTCCGGTAAGTTTTGTACCGTCTGACGCAATAAAGAAGTTTTCCTCCTGTTTGTTCTGAGGATTAATTCCAATATATACCACTGAAGGTCTACCATCTTCCAATTCCAAGATTGCATTTCCGTATTCAGGATGTTCTTTTAGTTTATGTTTTTTGGCAAGTCTATCTAAACATGATAAACCTTGGTTATCTTTTATCTTAAGTGATTTTGTCAAAAAGGACTTTTTTGGGTCTGCCTGCTTAACCGCAACTTGTTCTCCAATCCATTTAACTCTTTTGATTTGTGGGCCAACTTTCGGAGTATCTTTTGTAGGTTCTGTCTTTATGTTCTGATTTGTTTTTGTTCCCATATCTGTTGTTTTTTTCGGGTCTTCTTTTTTACAGGCATATTGAGTTCCTTCGAATAATAATTCCCACGTTTTTGCACCGACTTTTCCATCAACTTTTAAATTGTTTTTATTTTGAAAATTAACAACGGCTTGTTTTGTTTTTGGACCAAAATTGTTTGTTAAAGGGGTCACCTTCAACTGATTTTGAATCATCCAAACAATATCACCTTTCATTCCTTCAGACACTATTTTACCACCATTACAAACCTCTTCAGGTTTTATCCTAACTTCAGTAAATTTTGATTGTGTTGGTTTTTGAGGTCCGTACGTATTTTCAAAATCATCTGCAGTCCAGTCGTCTTCTAAAAAAGCGTCGGATAATGTGGAAAGATAATATCTATCAAAAAAACGTTTTCTTTTTTCCGGTGTATCCATTTTACCTTTAAAAATAGGGTAATCAGGAAATTTTGGGTCATTACTTTTCATGAAATCCCACAATTCTTTTAATTCTTTTTCGTTCATATAATAATTAAATTATTTTTGATTTATTGTGGTATCCGTATCCCAATCATACAGGTCTTGCTCAGAATTTCTCGGTGACGTTACTGTAGTATCTTGTATTGGTTTTGGAACTGTTATTGAATCAGGTAAAATATCCTCAGTGTTTACATTAGTACCCTTAGTTAATGTATCTATACGATTTTTTGTTTTATCAATTAAAGTATCTGTATTCTTGGATACTGTACCTAACCAATCCTTTAGACGTTTTGGAGGTTTTGGAATATTATTTTCGTCCTCACCGATTAAATAATCTTTAAATTGTTGATTGAAGCTTTTATCAGAACCTGTCATTCCCGCCCAAACAGGCTGAAATATTAGTCCTATTATCCAAATCATAGGACTTGTAACTCCGAGATGAGGAAAGTCAAAAGCCCTAACTATTCTGTGAGCTAACGCTGCAAACCCATTCCATCCTGCATATTCTTCACCCTCCTTGAGGTAGTCTTGAATATAATCTCTAATTAGTTGAAATCCGGTGAGTAATAACATTAACCAAAGAGTTTTGTGTAATATTTGTGCTGAAAGATTACCAACCCATCCGCCAATTCCAAGTTTACTCCAAGAATTTTTCAATGAAGGCACATCGGGAACTCCCCATTTAACCCACTTCCACATTATTTCTCTTTCTTCAGGTGTCAATTTTTTAAAATAGTTTGGAAAGAGTTTTTCCACTTTTTCAGGGGACACCGTTTTCAAAACACTTCTCAAGGTTAAGAATCCTCCTGATTTTGAATTCCATCCTGCTTTGAATCCTTTACCAGTATTTTTTCCGATTTCGGTAGCTTTAGACTTTACCTTTGCTTTAATTGGATTGTATAGTTCCCAAGCATATCTCTCAAAATCTTTCTTTAAATATTCTTTGATTTCAGGTATTGGGGTGTTAAAAACAGGTACTCCTGTTGCCGTATTTCTTGCATTGAGGTTCGCATTTATACCTCTAATTGCATCCTCATACTTTCCCCCTCGAGACTTGAAATTTGATATTGACCCTTTAAAATTTTGAATAAAGTTTTGACTACCAACATCTAAATTTTGAATAATTTTTGGTATTAAATAATCCGCAATTTTTTTATCGGTTCTTATAATTCTGGTTAATAGAACAACTAAATCATTTTGATTTATACGCCTACTTCCTCTTGCCATAATTTGAGAAAGTAAATCAATGTCTTGAGATAATTCTGGCGTGGGTTTTTTTATTAAGGACTTAAGACCTTTTACGATATCGTCAGAAATTGAAATTAACCCTGCTTGTTCGGATATTACACCCATAAGTTGCTTGGTTCTTGCTATTTCTAGTATTAGATTATTTTTCATTTTTTTACTTAAAATTTTATTTCATGTGTTGTATCTATTGAAATAAAGGAGTTACTATGTTCAAGCAAGGACGATTGATTTTTCTTAATATCGTCTATACTTAATGTTTTTATTTCATCTTCATTATTCACAATAAAATTATACACCTTAGCCATTTCATTTTTTTCCCTCAAAGACATATTTTTTTTATTTTTATAATTTAAGGCCCTATACATTAAATCATATGATAAAAAGGTACCTCCTATAGTTACTCCCGCCCTTATTCCAAAAACACCTAAATTATACATCATTAGACATAATTTAATTACAAACGAAAGACTTTTTTTGGGTAATTCTGATAATATTTTTGATATTGTTTGTCTTACAACTTCTTTACCTAATTCATTTGATACTGGCCCTATTTCTCGAACTAAATCTTTTGCCATTTTTTGTTCGGACGCTGTTGCGGTACCTGATTTTATTTTTTCTAAAAGTTTAACACTACCATCTTTCCCTAAACGCATAAAAGTTTTTGAAAATTTTAATTGTTTTATTAAAGAAGCTACTGGTATTACGCTAAACGCTAAGTATAATCCGGCGGTATATGGGTCACCACCATCATAATAAAGTTTGGCATTTGCAATTCCTGCCCCTATAGAAATACCTAATAAAAATGGAGAAGCGGGACTAGGTATTGACCCTAAAATACCAGTAGTCATCTCAACAAAATTTAACCAATCTCTATTGTCCCAGGTTTTAATCCAATTAAAAGTCTTCAACGTGTTTCGAGGTGAGACTATCCCCATAGCGGGTCCCCCCAAAAAAGTTTGTTCGGAAATTAAGTTTTTGATTCTTTCTGTTTCTTCCTGTAACAGATTATTTGTGTACATAATTAATAAATATTTGTTCATTATCGTTTTTTTTCTCATCTTTGTTTGATGAAAAATATAACTTTAGGTTCAGTAAAAATGATGAACGAAACAAACAACAAAATAAAATTCATCTCCATCCTTTCTAATTTATCAAGTGGAATCAATCCTACCACAGATGAAGATAGATTTATTGATGAACAAATTTCAAAATTAAATTTGTTGGAAATTGATACAAATTTCGAAATAAAATTTGATTTGTAGAGATTTCTACCAAACCTGATTAGCTAATCCCCTAGTCAGTCCAGTCTGCCATTTTTCACCACCCTTACCAAGCATATTTGCCTTACCTCTCTTTATTGTATAAAGGTCAGACCATTTTGGTACTGATGACGTAGAACCTCCTCCACCTGAAGGTGCCGCAGGGGCTGCGTCATCCTGTTCATCCAATTCAGATTTATTTCTTGATACTGAATACTTTTCGAAAATTGATATTAATACATCTACATCTAGTTCCATAAACAATAAATAGTTTCAAATGATTAATATGGTACCGACTTTGGTATTGATGATTCGTTTAATGTATAGTATTCATTTAAGAATGAAACCAAATCATCGACATCCAACTCTATTTTCTCTTCATCATCATACGAATCATCATCGTCCTCATCGTCAAAAAAATCGAATGACTCTGTTTCCAAATCATAACCGTATTCACTTACTACTGAATAATCTATATTGTCAACCCTAACTTCATCTTCACCATCATCAATTGTTCTAAAACTTACCTCAAGAATATTTGTTTCTGTGTTAACAAAATATTCCACAATTTCTTTAATTTCCATTGTTTTTTTATTAAAGAAATATCATAAAAAAACTGAAAATCTATTTTTTATATAAATAAAATAAAAATCCCCTCGTTTCGGAGGGGATTTTTTCTAATTGTAACCTTTCATTCGGTTCATCATTTCCATAATTCTATTTTTCTGTTTTGTTACTGATTCTCTAATCTCTTCGTCTAAATGTGAAAGGTCATCTTCATCACTATCTGGAGTTATTTCTTCCCATTCAGAACTTTCTGGTTCGTCCAATTCCTTATCACCGAGTTTTTTTCCCATTCCAAGAAATTCATCCTTTGTGAAAATTGGATAAACTTCTTCATCATCTTCAAAGTCTTCCATATCATCTTTGTCGTCAGCCCAAGCTGATTCCATTGTTTCAAATTCATCTTCCTTTACTGGACCACCTGAAACAAAGTTATATGCCGGTTTGATTGAATCGAAATTTTGATAAGGAGCGGTTCCACCACCAACTTGTTCTTCCATTTCACTGTCAGCCATCATACCTCTATCGTTGTCACTATCATCGTCCATACCATCGGGTGCCATATCATCAGCATCATGTGGGGCATCTTGACCTGTCACATTTTGTAGAGCATCCGCATCAAGAGCATCATCTTCATACATTTCTTCTTCAGTGTAATCAAACTTATCGGATAAATTAAGGTCTTCAACGTTTTCCAAGTCTTTAACTTGTTGCATTTCTTCACCCATTTCTCCACCATTATATCCACACTCAGAACATTCACCTTCATACATCATTCCACCACACTCAGAACACATTGATTCTTTCTCAACTTGTTCATTGATACCGATATTAGTATAAGCCTTAACATTTCCTTTATTATTCACAGTAACTCCGCCTTTATCGTTAGCAAAATCTTGAGTATAAAGTGGTTGCTCGTTAGATACCTTTGGTTGCATGGTTTTATAACCATTATATAGTGTTTTGTGTTGGTCCAAGATGCTTCTTTTTTCATCGTTAGACATCAATCCTAAAGCCCATTGTTTCATATAAATGTTTTTAAATAAATATTGACGTAATGAAATAAAACAACTAATGTTGTATTGAACAAGTGAAATTCAAATTTCTTGGTAGTATCTTGGTAATTTACTTATCTTATTTTTGGGTTCACTTGTTTTTTTATTTATGACAATCAACGAATACGATATACGCGAATACTGCGAAGGTGCGGTGATTTTGGACGGTCTTGATGACGCAATCATCGGAATTGTGGAGGAGTTTGGAAACTCCCCGAGAATATTATATTCAAAAGATAAGATTCTAGAAATTTTGCAAAAGAGAGATGGTATGACCTATGAGGAATCTGAAGAATTTTATGACTACAATATTTTGGGTCTTCACGCAGGAGAACAAAATCCCGTTTTTGCAGTTACAATTAAATAGATTATCTTTGTGTCATGATAAAGATACCAGTAGATACCAAAAACGTACCCGAAGTAAATGTGTGGATAACTTCTGACACACACTTTTCACATAAGAATATATGTCGTGGAACAACCGCATGGAGAACAGAGTCAGGTGAAGTCCCCATATCACAAACTCGTGATTTTGCAACCGTAGAAAAAATGAATACAAGAATGGTCAACAACATAAATCAAGTTGTTGGTCAAGATGACATATTGATACATCTTGGTGACTGGTCTTTCGGTGGTTTCGAGCAAATACGTGAGTTTTGGGATAGGTTGGTGTGTAAGAACATACATTTGGTTTTGGGAAACCATGACCACCACATAGAGAATAACAGACAAGGTAGTCAAGGGTTATTCAAGTCCGTTTCTCACTATAATACACTCGAAATGGGACAGTTTAAGTTCCGTTTGATGCACTACCCCATAAGTTCTTGGGATGGTCTTAATAAGGGTGTAATGCACCTACACGGTCACTGTCACTTACCAACTCACATGAGGTTCGGTAAAGGTCAGAGAATGGATGTTGGTATGGATGGTCACCCAGAGCTCAGGCCATACGATGTTTACAGAGAAGTAGTACCTATGTTAAGACATAGAGAAAAACTTTCTGAAATGCCAAATGACCACCATGTTGAAAGATTATTAAACTCACAATAAAATTTTTTATGAAATTCGAACTTTCTGAAAAACAAATGGTAAAGCTAAAAGAATGGCAAGAAGCAATTCATAAAATTTATGGAGAATATGGTTCTTATACCTATACTTTTCATCCGACCGGAATAGGTGATGTCGTGACCGTTCAAGGTGAGATACTTGGTAATAAACATATTTTGGATTTAACTGATATTGAAAGCTGGTGATGGAAAAAGAATATATTTTATGTGCCGCAATTTGGTTTGATGATGGCAAAGAATACCGACTTCAACCAAAAAATATTACCACAGGATTGGTTCTGTGTGGGTGGAGGCATGGTTGTATTTTTCCACAAATTGGAGGATTAGTTTCTGAAAGACAAAAACTTGGTATCTTTGAAAAAGAACAAGGTTTTTTAACTAATAGAAATCGATTTGTTGGCAGAAAAGAGGGTGGTAGAATTGCTTTTGACGCAGGACAAACCAAAGAATTAAAAGAAACATTATATTCAGAAGATTTATATTAATATGAAAAAATTTTTATTTGGGGTAGTTTGTCTTATATTTGTAGGGTGCGTTGAGCCAGTATTAAATTCTAATGAATACGTAATAGTCGATACTTTGGAAGATAATAGAAATGGATTCGGCAGGATATTGAGCTATGATGTTGTTGTTATGGTGAAAGAAGATAGCTCATTTCATTATGGTCGTTTAACTAATGACGGAATCCTTGTAGATATTAACATAAAAAAAGTTAAAAATTATTACAAATGAGTGGAATATTATTTTTGGTAAGAGGTCTTCCTGGTTCAGGCAAATCTACATTTGCAACTAATATTTGGAATGAATATGCCGTTTGTGAGGCGGATAAGTTTTTCTACGATAAAGAAGGAAACTATAATTTTGATGGCTCAAAAATCAGGGAAGCACATGCTTGGTGTAAAAACGAGGTTGAAATAAGAATGCAAGACCATCAACTGAACCAACAATATTACCCTGAGATTGCTGTTTCCAATACCTTCACTCAAGAGTGGGAAATGAAAGATTATTATGATTTAGCCGATAAATATGGATATAAAGTTGTATCTTTGATTGTCGAAAATCGACACGGTGGAAAAAATGTACACGGTGTACCTGAAGACAAGTTAGAGATAATGAAAAACAGGTTCGAAATAAAACTTTAGTATGAAATTTAGAAAAATTTTTTGTATTATTGGATTACACTCTTGGAAATACAAAAGAGAAAAACACAAAGTCACTGGTCATCCTGATGGTCGTGAATTTGTTAGAGTTGTGGTTAGAGAATGTGAAGTCTGCTCTCATAGAGAACACCACTTACTTCCGAAACACATAGGATATACAAGATGGAGGAGCTTTGACCATGTTGCAGGTGATGCAACAATTAGATATGAAGAAATTTAAAACAAACAAATATGCAAACATTGATTTTTAACACAACAACCAAAACCGCTGAGGTAACTTTTGAGGGCGGAAACACTAAGACTTATGAAGACGTTCCAACCGTTGCGGTTATGGAAGGATTTTATGAGGTACGTCAAACAGACATGATGGAAGATAAAAGATATCCAGTTCTCAGGCTTCCAATCGCAAATACCGTTATGGAAATTAAACGATAGTATGAGGATTCCAATTATAGTTGGTTTTTTACTTTTATCTTTAAATTCTCAATCACAAAAATTATTCGATAATAGTTCAATATCTCATTTTTCTTGTGGATACTTTATAGGGTCTTTATCATCGAGTTATTTTGGGAAAACCTCCAAAGAGAGGTTGATAGTTGGTACTGTGACCGGGTTATCTGCTGGACTAATAAAAGAAATTATTGACCACAAAAATTCTCCTAAGTCTGGAAATTTTGGTGACCTATTATCCACAACCACAGGTGCGTTTATCGGGTCGATGGTGGTTAACTTTGTAGTTAACAAAAGTTCAAAGAAAAAAAAATATAAAAATGAAACTATATTATTTTAATCCGAATAATTACGGTGAACAATTTTTCACTGTGGCAGAATCCGAAAAACAGGCCATAGATAACTTAAACAAATATTTGGAAAAAACAGACTACCCAAAGAAGGATTGGTTCACCAAAGAATCTCTTACTTGGACTGATGATTACTTCAAAAAATATACTATAGACTCATTTGAACCTGGTGAGGTTCTTAATTCAGAAATTGCGTAATGAAACTAAATCTTGAAATATTAAACCAATATGTCGAAGAGGGTTGGGTGGTCAAAAATGACCACCCATCTTTACCTATATCCATATACAATTACTCTCGTAAGACACAATACGAAGGTAAGTGGGATGATATTACATTAAAAACACGCGGGTTGGTATTAGACAATGAAGGAACTGTTATTGCAAAATCCTTCGATAAGTTTTTTAACTACGAAGAGTTAGTTGGTAAAAATGAGTCTCAATTTAAAATACCGAATGAACCTTTTGAGGTCTTCGAAAAAATGGATGGTTCTTTAGGTATATTATTCAACTATAATGATGAATGGATATTGGCAACCAAAGGTTCTTTTTCATCTGACCAAGCAATAAAGGGAATGCAAATTCTCAAAAAATATAGATATGATAGATTATTGAAGGGGTTCACATATCTTTTTGAAATTATATATCCTGAAAATAGAATTGTCTGCGAATATGATTATGAAGATTTAATACTACTTGCAGTAATCGACAATAAAGACGGTTATGAACTCAGAATTCATGATAATAACATCCACTTAGAGGGTATAAGATTTAAAAATCTATATGAAAATCTCGGGTTCAAAATTGTCAAAAAATATGATGGAATTCGGGATTATTCCGAACTGAAGTCCAAAATTTCACAAAATCAAGAAGGATTTGTTATCAAATTCCAAAGCGGGTTCAGAATGAAAGTTAAGGGAGAAGAGTATGTTAGACTACATAAAATACTAACTCAATTAACAACTTATGATATTTGGGAACATTTAAAGGATGGTAAAGACGTTCTTGAGTTGGTGGATATCGTACCTGATGAATTCGATAAGTGGGTTAAATCTCAAGTAAGTGCATTAAGATATGGCCATTTTTCTGTATCTGAATATTGTGGTAAAACTCATGATTATTTCAGATATGGAAAATATAATGATGTTGACCCGGAACCAACAAAAAAAGAATTTGCAGAACATCTGAAAAAGTATGTTGACCCAAAGCTACATGGTATCATGTTTGCTATTTGGGACGGAAAAAGAAATAAAGCAGACGAGTTGATTTGGAAACTTAATAAACCTATATTTTCCAAACCATTTTGGCAAAAAGAAGAAATATGAACAAACCAGATTTTAACAAGATTTTAAAAAAACATCAGACCCACACAACGTTATTTGATGAAAATGCAATATTAAGTGCATTGAAAGAATCGTATGAAATAGGTAGGAAATCTTCTGAAGGAGAATTTACACAACTAAAGGATGCATTCCAATCGTTACTCCACGAACATGCACATTCTTGCAGGCAGAATAAAGCCATAACATTATACATGGAAGATTGGGAGAAAAGAGCCGGAATTTATTGACAATAAGTTAATATTCGAAGATTTTAGGTATCATACTTATAGTAAAACCAATATATGATGTTTTTAGAAGGAGTTATTGTCTGCGTAAACTACAGTGATTTTTTGTCTCATACCTTAGCATATAATAAGACGGTGTTCAATCATTTGGTGGTTGTTACATCACCTGAAGATGAGCAAACACAGAAACTTTGCGAGTATTACAACGTTGAGTGCGTTGTCACAGATGAATTTACAAAAAACGGAGACCCATTCAATAAGGCCAAAGGGATTAATGCGGGATTGAAAAAACTTTCAAAAAAAGGATGGGTGATTCATTTAGATGCTGATATCTACCTACCTCCCTTAACAAGGGGTATATTAGAGAGAATTTCCCTAGATGAAAGAAATCTATATGGTATAGATAGAATGATGTGTCCAAATTTTGAATCCTGGATGGAGTTCATTTCCTTACCAAGACAAACTCACACAGGATGGGTTTATATTCACCCCACTGTTTTTCCGATGGGTGTTAGGATAGGTGAATATATGGCCGAGGGTTATGAACCAATTGGGTTTTTTCAAATGTGGCACCCTGGTACTTCCAAAGTTTATGAATATCCTGAAGTACACGGAGCCGCAGACAGAACCGATGTTCTTTTCGCAAAAAAATGGTCAAGAAAAAATAGAGCACTAATACCTGAAATTATTGCAATTCATCTTGATTCTGAAAATTCAACCATAAATGAAATGGGAAAAAATTGGAATGGTAGAAAGACTAGTTATTTTGGTTTACGAAATGAAAAAAAAGAACTATCTTTGTTTCACAATTTTTTTAAAAAAAAACAATAATTTATGGCAGATAAAACCTTAAGATTCTTAGTTGTAATCTTAACACTTTTTTCAATTTGGGTTGTAGTTAAAAATGGCTCAGAAAGATACAAAGTTGATAAAAGGTATGAACTTGAAATTAATAAATTAAAAGATAAGATTAGAATCTTAGAAAACCAAAAAGATTCTTTGTATGCCGAATTATATCCTTGTGAAATAGAAACTAACAGATTTCATATTGCCTTCAGAATATTGGAGGAAAGAAATCCGAAGGCTGCTGAAGAATTAGGTAATATAATTTCAGACGAAACAGAATGAAAGAATTAGACCTACACGGATATTTTCATCATCAAGTTCAATTAGAAGTTGAAAATTTTGTTTTTCTAAATTCTAAGAAACTTCCTGTAAGAATCATTGTAGGTAGGTCTGAAATGATGCGAAATCTTGTTGAGGATGTTTTAAAACTCAATAAATTTACTTATAACATACCTGTACATAACTCAGGTGAAATAATTGTATTATCATGAATAGCATAGACCGTCAATATAAAGAATTATTAGAACATATCCTACATTTTGGTGTAGATAAGAAAGACCGTACAGGTACAGGAACCAAATCAATCTTCGGTTGGCAAATCCGTCACAATATGAAAGAGGGATTTCCATTACTAACTACAAAGAAGATGGCATGGAAAACTATGGTGGCTGAGTTGTTATGGTTCCTAAGAGGTGATACTAATATCAAATTTCTTTTGGATTACGATTGTCACATTTGGGATGGCGATGCTTATAAGAACTATTGTAAGATAACACCTTTAGAAGAAGTTATTGGCAGTGACTCAGACCCATTAAGAAGTTCTATGGTATGGAAAAGAAAAACAGACTATTCTAGTGGTTATCCAATTTATGAACGCTTAACACAAGAAGAGTTCATCAACAAAATCAAAACCGATGATGAGTTTGCTAAGAAGTGGGGTGAGTTAGGACCAATCTATGGTCACGGCTGGCGTAACTGGAATGGTAAATCCGATGATGAGTTGTATGAAGATTATTTGAAAAAAGTTCAATAATGTTAATCTTTTTCCATTTATTACCATATTTATATATAGTAAACAATGGAAAATATGAATCATCAAAAAATACACGACAGCATAATTAACAGAGCAAAAAATAGGAAATTGGAAGGGTATGTTGAAACACACCACATTATACCAAAATGTATGAACGGAACCAATGAACCAAATAATTTAGTTGAATTAACCGCTAGAGAGCATTTTTTAATTCATTGGTTATTACACGAAATATACCCAAATAATACTGATTTAAGATATGCGTTTTGGTCAATGTGTCGTAGTTCAGATAACCAAACGAGGTATAAACCATCCTCAAGAGTTTATGAATATGCTAAACGACAAATGTTGGAGATATGGCAAAAATTCAAACCATCTGAGAATCAAATAAATTCTATTAAAGAAAGTTTAATAGGAACTAAATGGTATCATAAACCTGATGGTAGAAATTTACGAGCACTTCCTGATGACCCTAAAATTATTGAAGAAGGATGGTTACAAGGTAGGTTTAATGGTTCAAATATATCAAACAAAGCGAACACCGATAAAATTAAAAAATATGAAGGTAGGAAGATGCCCGCATCATCAAACAAAAGATGTTCAATAGATGGTGTTGAGTTTGAATCTGCGAAAGCGGCTGCGGATTTTCTTAATATGAATGAATTCTCTATTAGATGGATATTACAAGGTAGAGGTCGTTCACAAAAACATAAGGAAAAATATAAAAATTGGTTTTATATAAATTAAAGTTATGAAATATACACACGAAGACGGAACTCCATTTTCAAAAGAAGAATTCCTACGGAAATTAAAAACAGACAAAGAATTTAATAACGAGTTTGGTAACAAAGGTATTGACCAAATATCAGAGTTGATTAAACAACTTAAAGAGAATCCTGATAGTCGCAGATTGCTTATATCAGCGTGGAACGCATCTGATTTACCACATCAAGTTCTTCCACCTTGTCATTATGGATTTCAAGTTTATACTAGAGAGTTGAGTTGGGAAGAAAGAGTTAAATTACTTAACGACACCGATGGACCTTGGAATAGTATTGGGGAAATATCTGTTGAAATGGATAAACAAAATATTCCAACACGAGCAATCTCTCTAATGTGGAATCAACGAAGTGTAGATACATTACTTGGTCTGCCGTTTAACATAGCATCCTATGGTTTGTTGTTAGAAATTATTGCAAGAGAAGTGAATATGGTTCCTGATGAATTAATTGGCAACTTAGGTGACGTACATCTTTATTCAAATCATATCGAACAAGCGAAAGAGCAGATTACTAGAACTCCATATGAGTTACCTAAAGTAAAAATTACTGAAAGAAATTGGTATATGCACGAAGCGGTTAAGGAAAATTTGGGCGAAAAAGGATTTAGTGAAAAAATACTAAGTTATAGACCTGATTGTTTTGAGTTGATTAACTATCAATCACACCCGAAGATTAAGGCACCTCTTAGTAATTAACGGTAAAACATCATATAGTATTGTAGCAAGCTTATTCCCAATTTTCTGGCCAAAGAGTTGATTCTAGAATCATCATTCAAATCAATATTTTTCAACTGAGCAAATTCAACTAATCCGCTTAGAAATTTACTCCTTGCTTCGTCTTGAATTTCGAGTAGGTTTTGAAAATTTTCATCCTCTTCTCTATCTTCACCATAATATCTTTCCAGATGTTCTGCGTCCATATAAACAAAAGGAGAAGAACCAAACATATTCGTAATACCGCTTTTCTGTAACAATTTAAAATATTCTAAAAAATAATTCAAATCAAAGGCTCTTCTTAATTCCCTATTAGTGCCCATAAAGTGAGCATGAGGGTCATCTTCTCTACTGGGCTGTTCTTGAATCTTTTGTTTTACAAACTTCCATTTATCCACACTAGATAATAACGATAAAGTGCTTCCATTATCCCACTTTACACTAATAATTTTTTCATCTTCTTCGAAAGGGTCTCTTTGTACTTTCGTAACAGTACCTTTTGTACCAGGAGGTACTGAGACCTCGTCTTCCATTGCAAAACAGACTATTCTGTCACCTATTTTTAATTCAGGGTTCAACATATAAATAAATATATTTAACAATGTATTTATTGTGTATGAATTATATTCTGACAGAACAACAATTAAAGATTATTATCAAAGAGGCAAATGACTCTAAGTTAACAAACTACATGAAAATGATGTATTCGTTAACTCATAAGATAGTTACGATATCAAAAAGAAAGTTCAATTTGAACGTAAGATTTCTGTTAACTATGGGAACCGCTATCGGTGGTTTTATGTTACCATTGGAAATGTACTTGAGAGAGGGTTCGTTCGATTTAAACGAGGAACAAACTGCTCTTATTTTGGTGGGTATAGCTGCTGTTAATTTCTACGGACAAAAGAAAAACATTTCCAACATCTTGAGTAAAATTAAAGAAAATGGGTTATCGGAATATTTTGAATCGGTTTTAGAAAAGTCAGACAAATTGAAAAAATCCTTTGTCGGTTTTTTAGAAAGTCTTTCTCTCACTTTGAGCTCCGTCCAAGAAACAATTTCATATGCTTTTTTACTTCCTTTGATTACGGATTTGATGAACGTTGCTTATAATACAAAAGATTTTTGGGGGGCTTCGGAAATTATGACCGAAAGAATATTAGCTTCTGGGGTCGTGGTGGTTTCAGGACAAATTCTGATTGAGATTATCAACAAGATACTGAAAAGGGTGTCCTAAGATTTTTATATTTCCTCAAAAAAATTATCTACCTGTTCTTTACTCCACCAATGCCATTTACCATCAC